TCTATTGAAAAGTAAGAATGTTCGAATTAATATACAGGCAACACTGTCCTCTGTGACTTTACCAACAGCATATGTTTTTGTTGACAAACTCGTAGAATGGTCCAAGATCAAAAATATTAATTATGGTGCAAATGTTGTTGCGGTACCATCATTCATGGATCCTGCTATTTTCGGTTCTGAATTAAAACCGTTTATAGATAAATTAAATGATTCTCTCGCCAAAAGTCCTTGGAAAGATGCGGCAGCATATATTGCTGGTTTTGGTAATATGATCATTTCAACAGAACCTGATTCTGAAAAATTACAGCGACTAAAAAACTACTTAAACAGACTAGACCAGCGAAGGGGACAAAGTTGGAGAAGAGTATATCCATGGATGGAGAAAAGTTTTGACAAATTTATCTAAGGTTTGTTCGTTACCATTTACGCATCTAGCGACTCATCCCAACGGACACACTAGTTTTTGTTGCATCAGCGACCATACAAATTGTGCAAGTCATGCCAAGCGAGGGGGTAAATCTATCTCATTGAATGATGTTTCAATTCGCGAAATGCACAATAGCGAAACATATACACAAGTCAGATTGGATATGCTTGCTGGCAAAGAACCTGATGCATGTAAACGCTGCTACGACGAAGAGCGATCTGGTATAAAAAGTAAGAGACTCGAAGAAAACGAGAGATATCTAGCATCTTCCATGGAGGTGATAAATTCCATGAACCCAGACGGTCACATTGATAATATGGATTTTCAGTTTATCGAGTTGCGCCTTGGTAATGTTTGTAATTTAAAATGCAGAACTTGTAATCCAGTTTCTAGTAGTAAATGGGTCGTAGAACATGCAGAACTTAGCAAAGAACTTGATTTCGTTACAGACTATTCTAACGTAGAATCTGGAGTTTGGTTTGAACTGGATAGATTCTGGGGAGAATTATTAAATAATTCTCCAAACCTGAAACGAATTTATGTCAATGGCGGTGAACCGACTTTAGTAGAAAAACATTTTGCGTTTCTTCATAATCTAATTGATTCTGGTCGTGCGAGCAATATTGACCTGTGGTATAATATAAATGTTACTAATCTTCCGCACGAGTTGATTAATATATGGGGCAAATTTAAATCAATTACTGTTACTGCCAGTATCGATGACCTGTTTAAAAGAAACGATTATATTCGTTCAGGCAGTCAATGGGCAGATATTGTATTCAATTTATCAAAACTTAAACTCACAGAAACAATTGATCTGAGTATTTGTCAAACATTGAGTATTTACAATATTTTCTATGTTGATAAATTTTATAATTTCTTTAAAGATTATCGTATTCACCATAACTGGTGTTACGATCCCGCATTCTTAAGTCCTTGGAATTTACCAGATGATGTGAAGAAAACAATTATTGATAATTGTAAGTCTATGCCAGATTATGAACGAAATAATATTGAACAAACTCTCATGAAACCAAGAAACGAAACTCAATTTAAGCAATTTATTGCATACAACAGAAAACTTGATCTTATGCGCAAAACAAAATTTTCGGACATATTCCCAGAACTAGCAGCGGCGATTAACTATGATGGACAATAAACATTTTTGTTTAATACCTTGGACGCACATGCATACGTGGCCGAACGGCAATGCGTATATGTGTTGTGGCGCAGATCCAGACAAACCCATAGGAGTTCTGTCAGACGAGACAACTCTCAAAGATCTGTGGAATTCAGAACAAATGAAAAGAAACAGACTATTAATGCTTGAAAACAAGCATGTTCCTGAATGTGTTCGTTGTTATGAGATCGAAGCAAATGGTGGACGCAGTTTACGAATTGATCATAACATTACTTTCAAACATCACATGGACATATTAGAAGAAACGAATCCAGATGGAAGTTTGGATCGTCTAAACATGCCATATGTTGACTTTCGTTTTAGCAATTTCTGCAACTTGCGCTGTAGAACATGTGGTCCAGATCTTAGTAGTAAATGGGCATCTGATCATGCGAAACTAAATCCGTCCACTGTTGAAAAATATTCGAAGGTTATTAAACCAGACATTAATCCAACAATTTTCTGGGACCAGATTGATGAAATTTTCCCTACAATCGAACGAATCTATTTCGCTGGTGGCGAACCTCTTATTATGGAAGAACACTACAGACTATTAGATATGCTAATAGAAAACGGAAGAACAGATGTTGTTTTATTATACAACACCAATTTTACTTCTCTGAAATATAAAGATAAAAATGTATTAGATTACTGGAAACAGTTTAGGAATGTGACTGTTTGCGCTTCGTTGGATTCTTGGGGGTCTCGAGCAGAATATATGCGCAAAGATTTGCGATGGGATATTGTTGAACAGAACTTTAGAGAGGTTAAACAACGCTGCCCGCATGTTCGTCTCGACATTGGATTAACATTGAGCATATTCAATTTTTCTACACTGGTCGAGTACTATGAATATATGGTTGATAATAAATTCATTCATCCTGATGGATTGAATATTAATATTTTAACAAACCCTGTCTGGTATAAACCATCCTGCATTCCGATCGAGTATAGATTACAAATTGCTGAGAAATATAAACAGAAATTAGATTATCTTATATCAAATAAATTGTGCGGAAGTATTATGCGAGATAGATGGCAACTTGCAATCAATTATATCACAAACGAGGAAGAACCGAAAAATCTTTCGGCATTTAAAAATTTGACTCGCACTATGGATAGACTTAGATCTGAATCTTTTGTGGAAATCTTTCCAGAATTGAAGTTTTTGTTCGATGAGTGAAACCTTTTGTATCTTGCCATTTATCCATCTTGAAGCAAGATCAGATAGTTTCATTGCGCCTTGTTGTATGAGTCAAGAATTCTATCGCAAAGAAGATGGCACATATTATACTCTAAGTAAAGACACATTAAGTGAAGTTTGGAATTCTAAATCTATTGAAACGCTGCGCGAGAATTTGATTGGTGGCAAAAAACCTACTGCGTGTGAATCTTGCTGGAAAGAGGAAGATCTTGGGAAAGAGAGCAAGAGAATCCGAGAGAATCGTCGGTGGGGCGTAGATACTACACCATCTTTGAAATTTCTTGACTTAAAACTGGGCAATACTTGTAATTTGAAGTGTAGGATTTGTAGTCCAGGAAGTTCGAGCAATTGGTTGAAAGAACATAAAGATCTCTATGGATCAGATGTAGTAAGTAGTATTGCTCGTATGGTCAACTCAGATAAACGAAGTGTGATGCAGTGGCCTGAAAACAATCCTGCCTTTTGGGATGATCTTGATTCTCATCTCGAAAAAGTAGAATTATTTGAAATTTATGGTGGCGAACCATTTTTAATATCAAATCACTTTTCAGTATTGAAGAAAAGTATTGACAAGGGTTATAGTAAAAACCAGAGAATCCACTACAACACAAATGGAACTATTTTTCCGGAAGATGCGGTAAATAATATTTGGCCGCATTTCAAAGAAGTTGATATTATGATCAGTATTGATGGAATCGAAGAGCAATTTGAATATCAACGATATCCTGCGCAATGGGAAGCAGTACTTGCAAATATTCATAAATTTCGAGAGAGTTTTTCAGGTGACTTGCAAATTTGTATGACAGTTAGTTCGTTGAATGTTTACTATCTTCCAGAGTACTTAGAATATTTCAACAATATTGGAATTAATGTTTGGTTGAATATATTATATCATCCATCTGTATATTCTGTGTGCCATTTAAGTCAAAGAGTAAAAGAACACGTTATAGAAAAACTAAACAACAATCTTTCGCTAAATCAAGATATGCAAGCAATAATAAATTATATGAGTAGTTCTACTGACGATATGCAAACAAAATTTATAGAAAAGGTAATACTACATGATAAGTATCGTAAACAGAATTATTTTTCTACGTTTAAAGAGTTCGGGGAACTATTATGCGAAATTTAATTGATAAAATCTATAACTGGTGGCATCGTCGGAAATTGAAGAAAAGATTTAAAGAATTGTCAAAGAGAGACCCGTTCATCTATGATTAGGGGAAAATATAAACGTCTTGTTGCTTACGGGTGTAGTTTTACTGCTGGTGATGAATTGGCAGATTCGCAGGTTCTAGGTATTCCTGAGGAAGAAGTTGATGCTCTTAAACGGGCAGGAATTTCAAGGGAAGATTTATATGGAAACTTGCGCTCAAGAACAGATGAAGTCCTAGAAATAAATAAAACTCTTGCTTGGCCGCGATGGTTCGCAGATTATTATGGAGTTCCATACTCAAATCGTGCCAGACCTGGTGGATCAATTCAACAGATGCTATATCGCGTCGAACGAGACTTGGCAAATAATCTTATAGACCCTGATGACCTAGTAATTATTGGATTGTCTAGTATGTACCGTTGGTTTCAATTTGACGAGAAGGGGAATGAATTATCTTGGGTTTTTACAAAGGCCTTTGGAGCTAAGGGCAGATTTCTCAAATTTAATGAATCATTGGTCGAGAATTATGTTCATGAATATAACATTATTTGGCAATATTATCTTTGTTTGAATTACCTACAAATGCTTGCTGATAGACATCCAAATATTAAACTGATACATGCAATTAGTCCATTTTCACACGAAAAAGATTTTGTTGCAGGAAATAATAAATTGAGAAAAGAGTTTATGAAAACCATAGAATCTATGAAATTTCCTGCTTTGCTGAACGAAAAATATGGAATGGGTCAACTCTATAGTCACATACATCCAGAAAAAAGTACTCATGGATATGGACATCCAAAGATACAATTCCAAAAACAATTTGCTTGGTTGGTTGTTAATTGGATTGAAATGTTAGATGATTGAATGGGGAATATCTGCCGCAGCACATGATGCTGCTCTTACTGTAGTGCATGGTGAACGAATTTTATTTGCTTCGCACGCAGAACGGTATAGCGGAATCAAAAATGACAAGCATCTAAATGACGATCTGATCAATGCAGCATTGAAGTTCGGCAAACCAGAAAAGATTCATTGGTATGAAAAACCAAAACTTCGAGGAATGCGCAGACTACTATCAGGACAAGGAATTGTTCGCTTTAGTGTGAGGCAATATCTCAAAGAATTCGGCCTCGAAGTTCCAGTCGAATTTGCTTCACACCACGAGTCGCATGCTGCTGCAGGTTTCTATACTTCTACTTTCGATTCGGCAACTGCTCTTGTGATCGATGCTATCGGTGAATTTGACACAGCATCTATTTGGTTGTGTGATGGGGAGAAGATGAAGAAGAGGTGGAGTATGGATTATCCGAAATCTCTTGGATTATTTTATTCTGCTATAACAGACAGAGTTGGATTGAAACCAAACGAAGATGAATATATCCTCATGGGTATGGCGGCGTATGGTAATCCTGACAAGCACTATTGGGATATGCGCGAACTCTATGAGCGAGTAAATCTACATCGTGGTTGTAAGTGGTGGTTGAAAAAAGAAGATCCTGATCACTACGATCTTGCCGCATCGGCGCAAAAGATATATGAAGAAGAATTTGATAAACTTCTATATCGCGCAAAGAAAAATGATCCAGCACAAAATAATCTAGTATTATCAGGGGGTTGCGCACTTAATTGCTCTGCAAATCATATTGCGAAAAAATATTTCGATAATGTCTGGATTATTCCTAACCCAGGAGACGCTGGTAGTTCTCTTGGTGCTATTGCTGCAAACAACCGCAGAAAACTAAACTGGCAAGGTCCATATCTCGGCGAGAATATTGAAACCGAATATCCCGTAGAAAATCTATTGACTTCTTTGCGTAAAGAGGGTATAGTTGGAGTTGCTAGTGGGAGAGCAGAGTTTGGTCCGAGAGCATTTGGTAATCGAAGTCTGCTCGCTGATCCTACTAGAAAAGATATTAAGGATAAAGTAAATGCCATCAAACGCAGACAAAAGTTTAGACCCTTTGCCCCAGTCATCCTTGAGCAATATGCAGCAGAGTATTTTGACATGCCAGTTGAAGTATCCCCTTACATGCAGTTTACTGCAAGATGCAAATTTCCTACAAAGTTCCCTGCTATCATTCACACTGATGGCACATCTCGCGTCCAAACTGTAAACAAGCAGCAACATCCAGGATTGTTTGAGTTGTTGACACGGTGGCACGAAGAAACAGGTTGCCCGATGTTACTGAATACTAGTCTCAACATCAAGGGATTTCCCATGGTAAATGACGAGAAAGATGCTGCTATGTTTCAGGGCATTTATAAAGTGAAGGTCTTTTAATAAATAGTCATATGGCGGATATTCTAAAATTCCCTGATAAGTTTGTTAACGGAAAGCGGTTATACCGAATACCATTATATTCGGATATGGACATTGATGTTGTTTTATTCTGCGTAAACGCATTCGGCGAAACAGATAATCGTGTAATTATTGACGATCTGATCAAAATGGATCCCGTCGATGTCATAAAATGTATTGACTTTTCGCTTGAATCAGAGTATATTTCTAATACTACGAAAGCACATATCGAATGCATTCGAAAGTCAATCGAGGAAATTCCCTTTACAATTGAGAACTAATATATTATGAATATTTTTTACCTTGACAGTAATGTCACCAAATGCGCAGAGTACCATAACGACAAGCATGTTGTCAAGATGATTCTAGAGTATGCCCAATTACTTTCAACAGCACATCGTGTTCTTGATGGTAAAGAATATATTGATGCTTCCAGTGGACGAAAAATCAAACGTTGGCGATTAGAGGATACTTCTCTTGAGGCACAATTATACAAGGCAACACACATCAATCATCCGAGTGCTGTCTGGGTTCGCCAGTCTAACAATAATTATACTTGGCTTATGTGTCTATTCCAGTCCCTTCTTATGGAATACACTCATCGATACGGCAAGATGCATTCTTGCAATCGTCTAGTCTATTGGTTACGTAAACCTCCTGTTAATATTCCTGTTGATTATTTGACGCAACCTACTCCTGCTATGCCAGACGAATACAAGGTATCAGGCGATTCCTTGCAGTCTTATCGTAACTATTATCTCGGTGCAAAAAATAATATGGCAAAATGGAAAAATCGTCCTATTCCAGAGTGGTGGAGCGACGCAGTTTAATAAATACCTGTATGAGATTAAAAAATAGTATCCCCATTCCAATTTCAGATACCGAACTTCTTCGGTAACAAAGGGCGACCCCACTTTTCGTGGAGTCGCCTTTTTTGTATTCACTCTAGATAAGAATAAGGACTGTTCATGACAAGAAGAAAAAACAATCTCCAAGTTGTAACGAATTCTGAACCAAAGGTAACTATTGAAAAGAGTAAACTGTGCAAAGTTAAATACGAAGATCTAAAACACATTCAACCAAAAACACAGAATCAACGACTCTTCTTCGATCTTTACAATCAACAGTCCACTGCAATGCTACTACATGGTGTAGCAGGAACAGGAAAAACTTTTATTTCCATGTATAAAGCACTTGAAGAAGTTCTGGACCCAACAACAGATTATGAACGTCTTGTTGTTGTTCGTTCAGCAGTACCATCAAGAGATATCGGACACCTTCCAGGTGACGAGAAGGAAAAAACAGAGGTCTATACTTTACCTTATGTTGAGATATGTGATGACTTACTTAATCACATCCAACCATTCCTGCGTCTGCAGGAGCAAAAGACCGTTCATTTCCTAATCACCTCGTTCGTGCGTGGTATCACACTTGATAATTCAGTGATCATCGTTGACGAATGTCAGAACATGACTGACATGGAACTCAACTCTATTATGACTCGTATCGGTAAGAACTCCAAGATTATCTTCTGTGGAGACTTCCGTCAAACCGACCTAAATAAAAAGAACGATATGTCAGGATTGCAAAAGTTTATTGCAATCGCTAATATGATGCCCTCGTTTAAGACGGTCGAGTTTTCCGTGAATGATATTGTCAGATCGAAACTTGTCAAGGAATATATCCTTGCTCGGTTAGATTATGAAGAAAAACATAATTAAGGGCTTGACTTTTCTGTAAAATGTAGTATAATGGATATATGATGTTTGAAACGATATATGAATATGAAGATTTTGCCCAATCAACTACGAGCGAAGATGGTGGTAGAGTTTATGTAAATGCCAGTGGCACTGCATATCCCTCTGCCACCACCGTTCTAGGAGTTCTCTCTCGCGACTCTATCGCTGCTTGGCGAAAGCGTGTTGGCGAAGAAGAAGCAAACAAGATCTCAAACAAAGCATCGACTCGTGGAACTAAGATTCACACACTAACCGAAACGTATCTCAAGAACGAAAACGTTAGTGACAAGATTGATGAAGTTAAAGCATCGATGCTTGATGTTGAGATGTTTAACAAGTTTAAACCTATCTTAGATCCAATCAGCAACATTCATTGTCAGGAACTTGCACTCTATAGTGATCACCTGCGCATGGCAGGTCGTGTCGACTGTATTGCTGAGTATAATGGTAAACGTGCTGTTATTGATTTCAAGACTTCCAACAAAGCGAAATCTAAATCTTACATTGAAAGTTACTTCATGCAGACAGCAGCATATGCTATCATGTATGAAGAACGCACTGGTATTCCTGTTCCATGGTTGGTAATTCTAATCGCAGTCGAGGACGATGCTCCACAAGTGTTCATTGAAAAGCGTGATGACTGGGTGAAGAAACTTCTTCGCACTCGCGACTATTATGAAAATGGGTATTATACCAGTGAGTGAACTGTCCGAACAAAGGATGAAAATTTGTTTGGAATGCGAGCATTTAATGCATAAACGCATATGCAGTCAATGCGGATGTTTGATGCCTGTAAAAACAAAACTTAATCGTGCATCCTGTCCCAAGGGTAAATGGGGTTCGGTTGGAAAAAAACTTCCTTGGGAAGCATAAAATTTGAAGGTGATAATATGCAAGTTAACAAACTAGATTATGGCGCAGTAGAAGTTTTGGGATTTGATATTACAAACTTCACGCAAGAAGATAGTAACTATATCCGAGAGTTGTTGTTGAAGGAACTCATCGTCGTATTCAGAGAGCAGGATACTGGCACCATAAATTATGCAAGACTGATCCACGAGATTGGTGGTATTTCTAATTGGAACCAATTGAGTTCTGATTTTGATGGAAATATGCGTCCGATGTTTACGGAATATCCTGACATAGATAATTGGGATAAATCAGAATTTTTCCCCATACAGGCAGTAACTGGCAAGAAATCGAAGGATGGGAAATACAATGGTATTTTCCCTCTTGGGAAACTAGATTGGCATTGTAATCTTAATGGTCCAGATCGCGCCGATGGTGTTGCATTGCAAGGCATTAAGGGTGTTGAAGGAACCAGAACATCTTGGATGAATACTGCTATCGCATTGGCAGAAATGCCACCTGAGTTGTATGCGCGAGTAAAAGGTAAGTATGCAAACTTTCGGTATAACTTCTTAAAATGGTCTGACGTAATGGATGACCGTCAACGAGAATACATGCTTAAGAATCAGCATGAATATAAAATGTGGTTAGAGCAAGAAAATGCAGGTGGTGTCAAGGGTATCTATCTCTACACGAATAACGATTGTGAGATCGATGGCGACGACGGATCGTTATTCCAAGATTTACAAGATTACTTCTTCCAAGAAAAGTTTATGTATCATCATGATTGGAAAGTTGGTGACATTGTTTTGAGTGATCAGTTGTTAACACTGCATAAACGTCGTCAAGAAACTGATCAGATTTTCGAGAACAGATTGTTAAATCGTTTGACATTTAAACTCTCTAATACAGGCGATCCTCCGTATATCGTGGAAAGGAATCAAATTGATGTTTGAAACAAAAACACGCACGTTAGTTCGAGGTATTTCATACAGAGTATCTGCATGGTTGTTCACGATTCTTTGGACATACCTGTTTACTGGAAATATCGGTGAAGCGACAGGTTTTTCAACTGTCTTACATTTAATGCTGAGTGTAGACTACTACGTTCATGAAAGAATTTGGTTGAAAATAAAATGGGGAACCATGGTAAAAAATACTTGACTTCCTACGTCATGTATAGTATAAATAGATTATCAGTTGTTGATACAAACTGAATGCTGCGTAGGACAGGGGTGCAACTCCCCTCACCTCCACCATCTATACATTGGGGAGAGGGCGTAAGATGCCTGATAATACTCAATGATCCAGTGTATAGTTGATGGGGGTGTACTTAGGATTCGACTGCGAGTTGAAGGCGAGAGTAGACTGATTGACTGGGTAAAGCGCCCACTAAAAGTAAATGCAAACGATAACGTTGCCTTTGCAGGATATGCGCTAGCCGCATAATCTCATTGGGTTTTTGATAGTTTTTCCTCGAAACAGAATAAAACTATCAACCGTTCTAAGAAGAAGGTGGACCGAGTTCCACTACGGTTCTGCACTTATAAATATTTGCATGACCTACTACGCCTCTACTTGAAAAAGCACGCATAGTAGGTTTTTTTGTCTTCGGACACCAGTGTGGGGAGTCACTGGATAATACCCTCTCAAGTTTAACAAGTATTAGGAAATAAGATGACTTCCTTTAACAAGAAGTTTTTCAAGTTTCTTTCGATTTTTACAGTATTAGTATATAGTTTATATGGAATCAATTCATATGCTGAAGATGCTATCGAGAGAGATACGAGGGAATATTCCCTCGGCTTTGTAGAAGTAATCCAAGAGATTAAAGAAGATGCGGCAGAAGAAAAGAAGAAAACCGCACTAAGAAAAATTGAAACCCAAAACATACATTTAGCAAATAATCGCGAATTGAAGTGTCTAGCAGACAATATTTACTTTGAAGCAGGAAACCAGTCGACTCAAGGAAAGTTGGCGGTTGCTGCAGTAACTATCAATCGCGTAAAAAGTCCCAAGTTCCCGAAGTCTGTATGCTCAGTCGTGTATCAGAGAACAAAGCGTGTCTGCCAGTTCTCATGGGTATGCGAAGGAAAGAAGACTGTGCGTAGTGCCCAGCAATATTCAGAATCTAAAAAAATTGCTGAAAAAGTATTGCTTTCTGGGGCAAATCAGGGTATACTTGGACGTAACGTTTTATTCTACCATGCGGATTATGTTAATCCAAGATGGAATTTAAAGCGTGTTACAAAAATCGGCGATCACATTTTTTATGCAGGATAATAACTTTGAATATGGTAATGGATGGTTCTGAAGTAACCAATGAATTTTTAATTACAAAAGAGTATAATTCAGCAACTGAGTTCTCTCAATTCATAGAGAAACAATCATTCGAGAATGGTATTCCTTGTTTGGATATTCTTCTTGACTATTGTGTCAAAAAAGATATTGAGATGGAGTCAGTTGCTGTTTTACTCACCACTTCTCTTAAAGAAAAGATTAGAGCAGAAGCAGAAGAACTAAATATGCTGAAGCGTAAATCTGGCGGGAAATTACCACTTTAATGGAAGCATATGAAGTTTATCGCCTCTATATGGCACTTAAACTACATTTCACTACTGCGTCTTATGACATCACCGTTACTAAAGGTGCTGTCAAGTCGTCAGAGTCTGCCTTCTTAAAAAGAAGAGATGTTTTCCTATTCAGGAAACTGGCGAAGAAGTTCGTCGCTCGTCAAGAAATTATCAACTACTTTGTTGCAAACTTTGCAGCAGGAGATAAGAACGGCGGCATCTTTAGTGCAGATTCTGATGACATCTATGAAAAGTGGAAAGGTAGACACGATCGGTTGTCATACATGTTCGCTGACGATATTAGTCGCTTACTCTTAGAAGCAGACAAGTCAGAGCAAGATCCTTTTGTATCTTACGACAATCAACATCCAATAGTAATTAAGATGCTGTTGGGTAAAAAAATTTCACTAGAAACAGTTATTATACTTGACAAACTACTAGATTTCAGGTATAATCTAAATACTGAATTGTTGAATGATTTTATCTGGAATGATTTAAATCTTTTGATAATTAAGTATCGTCCGTTCGTTCGAATCGATCGGTCGAAATTCTCTCAACTATGGATCAAGGAGAAAGGCCAAGTGGTCTGTTAAATGGGTAATTCAAGAAGCAGGGACTATTGGGGCAATGATGAACCAAAAGTAAGAGAAGTACGTAAAGGTGTTGATAAATCAAATAAACACCGTAAGAACCTGTATAAATACTCAGGTAGTAATGATGCTGAAGAGTATGATGACTACGATGATTATAATACAAACCGCAAATATTAAACATACATCGCAATATAAGGAAATACAAATATGTCTATTAATTCACTATCCGAACTTCGTAAGAATCGCGGAAACTTCGACTCACTCATGAAGGCAGTTGAGTCAATCGCAAATCCATCAAATGAAAAGCGTGGCGACGACGATCGCTTCTGGAAACCAACTGTCGATAAGGCAGGTAATGGTCAGGCAGTCCTGCGTTTTCTCCCTGCTCCAGCAGGTGAGGAACTTCCTTGGGTTCGCGTTTTTGATCATGGTTTCCAGGGTCCAACTGGTAAGTGGTATATCGAAAACTCGTTGACCACAATCAACAAACCAGATCCCGTCGGCGAACTGAATTCCGAACTTTGGAACTCAGGTATCGAAGCGAATAAGGAAATCGCTCGTAAGCAAAAGCGTCGTCTTTCTTACATCTCCAACGTTCTGGTAATTCGCGATCCCGCAAATCCAGAGAATGAAGGTAAGGTATTCCTCTACAAGTATGGTAAGAAAATCTTTGACAAGATCAAGGATGTAATGCAACCAACGTTTGAAGATGAGAAACCAGTTAACCCATTCGACCTTTGGGAAGGTGCTAACTTCAAGTTGCGCATTCGTCAGGTCGAAGGTTATCGCAACTACGATAAGTCAGAATTCGACGGTCCAACTCCTCTTGATGATGATGAGGATAAGTTGGAGCAGGTCTGGAAGGGTGCGCATTCGCTTGCTACCTTCCTCGATCCTTCGAACTTCAAGTCATATGATGAACTGAAGGCGAAGATGAATGCTGTTCTAACAGGTGGTGGTTCGCGTATGGCAACTGCGGAGAAGGTTAATCCGCTTGATGCTGAAGACGAACTGTTCGTTGAAACCAAGATGCGAAATGCACCTGCTGCTAAGACAACAGATGACAGTCCACCTTGGAAGGAAGACAGTGACGATGACACGATGAGTTACTTCTCGAGTCTCGCTGATGACTAAAAACTTGGGGGAGCGTTTCGCTCCCCCATTTCATTATGCCACTGCTCTTTTTTCTTGGAATCTTAACCACGTGCTATCAGTTGGTCTTGCGTTGATATAATCTCTACCAGAACCGAACACAGGGGATTGCTGTGTATTGGCAGGTGCTTGAATTACTGTTGGCGGTGGTACGTTTATAACTGGCGCAGCAGATTTAGCAGTCATATCAGTTCCACGTTCAATTACTGCACCATCTAGATTTCTTCCAGTTTCCAATCCTGCAGTCTTACCAACTGGTTTAATTTGTGAACCAGAATATTCACCAGATGCCATTTTTTCTTCAGTACTATCGACCAACCCAAAGGTCAACCCACTAGCAATATTTCTTCCTGCGTTGAGGAATTTTTGCCCTGTTGTTGCCTTTTCATCTGCATTAAAACCTTTGTATGCGTCGTATGCTGCCATACCTGCTGCGAGCGGTAAAGCAACTTTACCCAATACTCTACCAGCAAATCTTCCTGCAGTTCCTAATTTTCTTCCAGCGGAACCAAGGAACGAAGATGCTTTAGCAGGCATGTTTTTCGCAGAACCCATAACTCTATTCACAGCTCTATTGAACATGCTCGGTTTTTTCGTGGCACCAGCAGCACCTGTTGCCACTTTAACACCAGCAGCACCAGCAGCACCTGTTGCCACTTTAACACCAGCAGCACCAGCAGCACCTGTTGCTGCAGTAGATGCTAAGGAAGAAGTAGGAGCAGAATTTGCTGCAGTTGTAGGTGTGTTGTCAGGAAGCGCATTGAGATCTCTCGCTGCCAATCCAGCATCAATTCCTATTGAAGCTGCTGTTCCCCAAAACGGAACAGTTCCTGCTGCTCCTGACGCGACTTCTAATCCTGCGCCAACAAAATCCCCTTGCAATGCTCTTTGTGCACCAAACCCAAGACCAGCAAGTATACTTACGCCTGGAATTTTTTTCAATAGCGACTTACCTGCTGCCTTTGCACCGAGTTTACCTGCACCAGATTTACCTATTCCAGTAGCACCCTTTACTTTATCCCATGCTCTGGACCAGAAACCACCTTTGGGTTTTGCTGCTGGACCATCATTTGCAGCAGTAGGAACATTTGGTCTTGTTCTTGTAGAAGGTTCTGCAGTTCCTGGTTTTTTTGGTGGAGTTTTTTCGTCGTTCGATGGACCTTCGTATGAAGGACGTTCGTTTACTCTCTTTTTTTGCTCCTCGACCATTCTGTCATCATCATTGGCAGCCGGAGGAATTTTTACTCCTGGGTCATTCGCAGGAGTTGGTAAGGTTCTGCTTGGTTGTTGACCTGGAACAATTTTGGGTGTTTGACCTGGAACAGCTTTTGGTGTTTGACCTGGAACTCGAGTTACGTCGTTCGCAGGAGCGCTCGGTGTAGTTCTTGATGCTGGCATAGATTCGGGTGCACCGACGGTTGACTCGCCGAACCCAAGTTTACCCTTTGCCCAATCCCATGCACCAACTGCACCTGCTGCCAACCCAGCGGCCGCAGCAGCACCAGCAGCAAGAATACCAGTTCCTCTGCCTCTTACTCTTGCTCTTTGTCTTTGCGCAGGTCTTCTTCGTGGGTCAGGAAGATCTATATCTGGACCAACATCATTATTCCCTGTGCATTGGCATGTGCAAACACAGTCTTTGATTTTGTTTAAGGTGTCCATGAGTTCTGCCCAACGAGTTTCCCATGGATCAATACCATCAGTAGCACTTCTGCTAAATGCAGGATCAGTGTCGCGTATTCCTGCTCTTAATTCTTGATCATCGCTTCTCGAAGATGTATCAGGTTTGCTGTCTGGATTCGATAAACTTGTTGTTTGCTCTCCACCACCTGTTTCAAATTTATCTTGGTCGGGTGAGTTTACGGAATCTAATATTTTTCCAAAATCACTGGCGCTGGACTCAGCGAGAGCAACTTTTTTGTTCTCGTAATCTGCCTTTGCTCGTATTCTTTCTCTTCTCTCTTCATCCTTGACAAAACTGTCACCAAGACCTTTTCTGAATCCATATGAAAAGTCTTTCAAGACGGATCCAAATATGCTAGTCCCTTGCACCTTTGCTTCAGCAGGAGTCTTTCCTGTGACATTACGCATAAAGCGATTTTTGAATGTATCCTGATCACCCGTAAGTGTGGCGTTTGCGTCCTTAAATTTTTCTTGCAGAACAGATTCTTTTAATCGTTCGCCGACACCCTTTAGTTTCTCGTTGCCAGATTTATCTGCAGAAAGCAGTATCTTTTCGGCAAGTTCTCCAAGTCTTTTTAAATCTTCAGAATTTTTACCTTGAAGTTTGCTGATTTCTTTTACTACATCCTTCAATAATGTTTTGTCTTCATCAACAAGATTTTCTACTAGATCTTTGTTTGCAAGTTCTATTGATTTTGCAAAATCAGTTACGATTCTTGCAACTGATGTATCAGAAACAGACTTCATTGACTCCGTGCTAACAGATTCAAGAACTTTAACGAGAATTTCGTCTCGTTGTTCGGGTGTCAGTTTCTGCGCACCCTTCTTAGTATTTTCTTGTTCAATATTTGGCAACATGGAGTTTAATTATCCTTGATTCTGTTCTTCTTGTTTTTTCTTCAAGTGGGTCAGCAATAAACCAATATACACTTCCCTTTCCCAAGGTATCATATTCTCTAATTCGGTTAAACTATATTTATGCTCGTGCATCAATATGAAATTAGTTTTATAGAAATTCATCAAATTGTCATGGGAAAGGGTTACCCGAAAAAACTTTCTAGTCCATCAATTACCACGACATTTTCAGTCTCGCATTTCGGGCATTTGTATTCAATAACCTTCTCGACTCTTGGTGCAGTTTTGAAGAATTCTGAAATCTTTTCAAACTGCTCAGAGGTCAGACCGTCAACAAATTTAATCACTTCTTCGATTGGTTCATCGTTTGTTGAGAAAATTTCTTCTTTAGTATAAATCGCATCAATCGCCGCGACCATGATGTCGAATACTTTTAAGTCATCCTGGATTAATGTCTCAGCGGCAGGATACTTCATGATCACACCAATATCATCGGTTAATTGGATCTTGTTGCTATGATTTTCTGTTATCTGTAGTTCTATGGTTGATAGATCGAGTTCGAATGGAGTTCTGTGACTACATTCGCCACAAATTAAATTGAATTCAGAACTACCACCAATCGATTGCGAGCGCAATTTTACAAATATGTTTTGTAAATCAAAGAATGGAAGTTCTTTACCATTAACTGCTCCTTTGCTACAAGCAGTAATCACATCTTGCATTGCTTTAAGAATATCTGATTTATTACCAGATTCTTGCGCCATTATTAGAAGTTTTTCTTCTTTGACGAGGAATGGTCGAAATTCGACCTTTAGATTTTTTGAATAAATTTCAATTTCAAAAGTAGGTGTTTCTAACACGGGAATCATTATTATATTCTCCAAATAATTATATTGTTTAAATTACGACGTCGTCTTCTTCAGTTATATCTTCCGGAAATCCATCTGGTTGACCTTCCGCTGAAAATTGCATTGGATTACCTTCTGGGTCATATCCGCCAATTGCTCTCCAATTTTTATATGTGAAAGTTACAGGCATGCGTAAAACTTGTGCATTTGTTCCAGATGCTTGAATTGGTGCTAATGATCTCGGGAATGCACCCTCAATTCTCCATTGAACAACAACTTCATCTTTGTTGTTCAATGCCACCAAGTCGATATCAGCAACATAATCGTCTGGATATTCGACATATCTTGTTACTGGGTTAACAATTTGCCGCATCCAGTCTCCAAAAAAGTCTTTAACAGTCCACGATGCATCAACCAAAAATGTCATTGAGATCGAATCTCCACCGAAGTCAATAGACGTTGCACGTGGATAATTTAAATTGTTCAATCTATATGCTCTCGTTCCGATAAGCAATCCAGGAAAAATTATATCTTCCACCATCATGGAGATTATTTTTGGAGATTCTCCCTGTGAAGTATAATGACTTTGCATAATTTGTGGATAATTGAACATTACCTCAAATCTATTAGATCTTGCTAAGTCAGTTTTCTTGACTTGTGAGATGAAATCTGATATACTGTGGAATGCCTGCACCATTAAAATTTGCTCCTAGAATCTCTGAATACCTGTTCTTTTGTGGCACCCACAAAGTTCTCGATCGGCAAGAATATTGCTGCTTGCCAATCTTCAGGGTTGACTTTCATGAATTGTGAATTAACGTGGTTGGTCAAGTAATGTTTGATACACGGTTTGACCTCATTCGCATTCTTCAAGTTGTTTAATAGATTGTATGACATACGTAACTTGGTTGTTTCAGAATATGTCTTGGTTGTCTTGTAATCTAACAATTCACCAAGAACTTGTGCTCGTAGCAGGTAAGGTAGGTAATGTAAATTGATTCCATAGAATCCACCTTTTGCTGGACCGAATGGTAACACCAACGGAAAGGTATCATAGAAAGGAAGTTCTTCCTTCAACTTTGGATCATAGAAATACAGATACATTGAACCAATCTCGATATTGGTTTTCAATTCACCGATATCTGATTTCATTACGCTGCTCTGAGACAACCTCGCGCCAACGAGGTTTTTCACATTGTTCATATACCAATCCATGGACTTTTGTCCATCACCTGCCTTGGCACGAAGTCTCTGAAACGGATTTGCCAATTACCTACCTTGTCCTCTGTATGCTTTATAATTTGCACGTTTACGTTTATTCATGGTTGAAAACTTTATCGAAGAGGAACTACCACCGATTGTGGTTTTGCCCTTTTTCTGATTAGTAAAGGAAATTTTAGTATTTCCGCCACCAGATTTTGCTTTTGCCATAGATATTCTCCTTCTTATTTATTACGGATTCCCAACTCTTTTTCAGTTAGGATGATGAATTTCCATCCTCTATCTTCACAAAACTCAGTAGCAAATTTCCACTTTGCTTGGTTTACACCCCATTGCATAACTTCCTGTAGAAACTTCTTTGTTTTCCTAGCAGGAACTTTGGGTTCTTTAGTAAACTTCTGCGGTTTTACCTCAACCAGATACTTCTTTGTAACACCACTTTTTTCTTGAACCTTGATATAAAAATCCACGAAATATCTATGTACTCGATTATCTAAAGGAGAGATATACGGTATGGGCAACTCTTCAGATCCCCATTCCAATATGTTGTCGTTGTTATCGCACCACTTCATGAATTTCAGTTCCCAACTGGAGCGATAAACAATATTGTTTGGATTGCCAATATATTTCTTTGGATTCTGTATTTTATACAGACCTTTCAAAGTTTCCTTGCCATAACTCATATAAATATTCCAAACTCTATACTTAATAGGATATTTATTCGAACATGGCTGACACTCCTGCTTCATCGCCAGCAACACAAACTCAGCAAACTAGCGGAGCAGTGAAACCACAAGCACCAGCAAGTTCTGAACCACCAAAAAGCAGATTTAACAGAGATACTCTGCTTACCGAAATTGGAAATCCTCTTAATGAGGGACTTGTTCCAAACAGTAGATCATACAAATATCCTCTCGACGTTGGTGTCAATCCGGAATTTCCGCACTATGTTGTGTTTTATCCACTTGTCAGAGAATCTTCACCATATGGAAAACGAATGGGATCCTCTGGGATTATCTTTGATCAATCTGATCAAAATAGAGCGGATCCGCAAAATAATCTTACCGCAACTGCTGCTGCTGGTGCCTTGGCTGGTGCAGCAATTGGCATCGGCAAAGCATTAAGTAATGCGGGTGGTAGAGGATCATCTGGCGCAGACGGTGCAGAACAGATGTCTGCAGTAACAAGCGTCGCAACACAATTGGGTTCTGCATTTAAAGGTGGTGCTCTCGGTGGTGGTGCTGGTGCACTTTTTGGATTGGCGCAAGCAGGATTGGCAGGTGAACAACGTCTTGTATTTGGTGACAATGAAATTATACTGCATGTATCCGAGAAAGTTTCTGCCGCATATACTGCCAACTGGGATCAGGGAGATCTCGGTGGTATAGTTGGTGCATTGGCAGCAGGTCAAATGAATTTCTCTGCAGGCGAACTCTCAGATTATGCAATGAGAAAGGCATCCAAACTTGCAGGATTGACTGGATTCCAGGGGTTGCAAAATGTGGTTGAGGCAACTTCCAAGAAAGTTGAAAACCCATATAAAGAACAATTGTTCCGTTCCATGGGATTCAGAAAATTCCTATTTGATTATAGATTTTCTCCGAGAAACAGAGACGAGGCAGTGCAGATTTTTGGCGAACCAAATTCACCAAAAGAAGGCATTATCCCAACGTTTCTTAGACATATGCATCCAACAAAAAGTAAATCTGGATTATTTTTATCATACCCATCAGAATTTTTGATTATTTACTATCACAATGGTGAAGAAAATAAATTTGTGAGAAAAATATCAAACTGCGCATTGACTAACATGGCAATTGATTATGGCGCAGAAGGATATACTACATTTTCCGATGGTATGCCAACCGAAGCGACAATTCGTTTAGAGTTTACAGAACTCGAAACTCTGACTGCCGATAGAATTGAGAAAGGATTCTAATGTTATTTACATTATATCCATCGTTGCTAGTAACTTTGCCAAATGGCGAAACGAAAACAATAACTGACATCTTCAGAAGAGTTTCTGTTGATATGTTCTCCAACAACTATGCTATTCTGCAGGAAGTTACCATTCCTGATGGGTTTACTCCTGAGCACGTTGCAGATAAATTTTATGGACGAGCAGACTATCATTGGATCATTCTAGTTATGAATGAGATTGTTGATGTGAGAAAAGAATGGCCTATGTTTGATGCCGACCTCATTGAATATGCAAAAAAGAAATATGGACCAACGGGAATCTACGAGGTACACCATTACAGAACTACAGATGGCGATAAATTAATTGTAGATTATGACGCAGCAGATTTGGCAAATGGTGTCATTGAGGCAATAACAAATCTCCAACATGAAGAAGAACTGAATTATGCAAAGAGAGAAATTAAAATTCTTAGACCTGAATTTTTGGCAGAATTTATATCATCATACACAAATCTTGTTAGATAAAAATGACTGAAACAACTACACCTAAAGATAATAAACCAAGAGATCTAAAAGACCTCGTTCGTCCAGGAGATGTCTTAATACACAAAGTTGAAATGACAACTTTGTCGAACGAAACACTTGACTTAAAACCGTTCGTTGTGGAGATTAACGTTTTTGAAGATATGTTTTCGCCTTCTCTTACTGGAAATATTGTCATAAGAGATTCCTTGAATCTTATTGGGCAATTACCATTAGTCGGTGATGAAGTCGTAACTCTAGATATCGTAACTCCTGGATTCGCAGAACCAGATGCTAAAGATGCAATAAACAAGATTCAAAAATCGTTTTCTGTTTACGCGATTAAAAATCGCCAACTAAATGCAGACAGAGAACAATTCTATACGATACATTTTTGTTCGATGGAAGCATCATTAGACAATGTTGCCAAAGTATCTAGAAAATTCGAAGGGTCGACAGATGAAATCGCCCTGCAAGTTTATGAAGAATTTTTTCAGATTCCCAGAATTTTTAGTTCGAAGACTTCTATGGATTCGCCAGAAGGCGATAAATCTGAAAACCCTAATACAACTAGCGAAGATACAAATAAAAAGTATACCCCACTATTTATTTCAGACACTCCCCACACTTCTCGCATTGCATTTGTTTCGCCAATGTGGAGTCCAATGAAAATTCTAAATTGGTTGGCTAAACGATCGCTTGGTTCGAAGCACGACTCGCCGACTTTCTTGTTCTACGAAACAACTAAGGCATTTTATTTCGCATCGATCGAAGCATTGATTGACGTGCAAATGACAAATAATTTGATTTATTCCGATTTTATCTATAACACACAATTGAATGATACAAGGCAATCAAATTCACTGAGTCAAGGATACGCTACAGTCAAGGATATGAAATTCTTGTCACAATTAGATGTTCTTAAATCCCAAGATTTGGGACATTTTGTGAACAGCGTATATACTTTTGATTTAATCAAAAAAGAACACAAACATTGGGTTTATGATCATGGGTTTCAATTCGATGAGTATAAGCACTTAGAAACATACAAATATGCTCCAGGTAAAGAAAATAAATATATTGAAGACGAGACTAAGAAGTATCATTCGCTGTTCCCGATCAATGTGATGCGGTCATATAACACCAAGAATTTTCTAGCAACTGTTAATCCTGGAGTGTTGGATAGCACTCAAACTTCAGTCGATCTTGCTCCTGAAGATTTTATTGGGCAGAGAAATAGTGCGTTAATGGACATGTCAACTATGAAAATTTCAATTGACGTTCCTGGTAGAACAGATTGTGAGGCAGGAAAAATTGTGAGATTTTTTTATCCATCCGTAACTCCTAAGTCTGAAGACACGGCAGAAACATCCAGAGTATTGTGGGATCCTCTTGTCAGCGGATTCTTTATGATAACAGCAATTCACCATCATATTACTCCTTTCCACCATAATATGATTTTGGAACTTTCAAAAGATTCTTATGCGAATGCGCTTCTCGATATTACCGAAACGGAAACAACAGGAGAAGACGCAGGATCGAAACCTCAAACTTCATCCCCAACAAACACCCAAGATCCCAATGCTACACCTCCTACCAACAAACCAGTTGGTAAGGGATCGTTTATTGGTGACAGTATTGCAGTTGGACTTGGTGGATCTGCAAAAGATGCAACAACAAACGCAACTGTTGGGTGGAATACGGATAAGATTAAACAGAATTATTCTTCAAAGGGTGGTTCTGATTATACTGTTATCTCAATGGGATCAAATGATAAGGGTTACCCGAATGCTAAAACCACAGATAATGCAACAGCGTTGAGAGAGTCAATCAAGGCACAATCTAAGAAAGTTGTTTGGATTCTTCCATATGATAGAACCTTGGCACAAAAGATTCAAAGTGTTGCATCTAAATATGGTGATAAGACAGTCGATTTAAAAGAATTCCCGAGCGGCGATGGACTTCATCCTAAGAGTTATCCTGCAGTCTTGAAACGTGTTAATCAAATAGTGGCGAGTTAATTATGGACAATTTTACTTCTAACAACAATGCAAATTTTTATTGGTGGTTCGGCGTAGTCGAAGATCGTGACGATCCGCTTCGACTCGGTCGGTGTAAAATAAGAATTCTTGGATATCATACAGATGACAAAGAAGAACTACCTTCCGAGGATTTACCTTGGGCGATTCCAGTTATGCCTGCCAATTCAGCAGGAACTTCTGGTGTTGGTTGGTCTCCAACTGGTGCAGTTGAAGGATCTTGGTGCGTAGGTTTCTTCGCTGATGGTGAAGATGGGCAGCATCCCATGTTCTTTGGAACCGTCGGTGCAATTCCTGGAGGTCTTCGCGGAACTGGATGTGATGATGGTGGAACAGGTGATGGATCTGGACAATCTGGTGATAGTGCAACATCAAGTCCAGGAGATATTCAAGAACCTGCTGGTAATGCCAAAGACGCTGAAGAATATCTGGAGAACTTACTGGAAGCGAATAAAGGTAACTTCAAAAATTGGAGCATGACTGCAAAGGCAGCAATCATGGCACAATGTTATGTCGAAACTGGTGGGTTTAAATGGTTTACCGAAATTGGGAAAAATGCAGGACAGCAATACGAGGGTCGCAAGGATCTTGGTAACACGCAACCTGGAGATGGTCAAAAGTATAAGGGTAGGGGTTATATACAGTTGACTGGAAGAGCTAACTATGCGGGATTTGGTGCATTCATGGGCGTTGGTAACAAGTATGTAGATAATCCAGATTTAGTTGCACCAAAAGAATTGGGAGGGAAAGTCGTTCTCTATTGGTTTACTGCTTATGGTAAGTTACCTAAAGGTGCATATGCTGGAGGTATCGCGCATAGAATTGATAAGGGTAATAAATGGCATGATTGTGCCAAAGTTACATTGTCTGTTAACGGCGGAGACAATGGACTGTCCAAACGAAAAGAAGCATTTGAAAAATATAAAAAGAAATACGGGGCATAAAAATGGCATATCTAGTTACTGAACAAGATATTGAACAAGCAATTACCAAAATTGGTAAAGAACTTGCGAGTGAGACTAATCCGAAGTCCGAATACAATTATCTTATTGTAAGAAAACAAATCGGTCCACTTTCTAGGAAAGAGATTGCCCAAATTCTAACAGAGTCTGCGATCGCGTTAGATAAAATCTATCCAGTTCCAGGCAGCAAACCACTACCAAATAAAGTGGATTCTCGTGGTAGATACGGTGCGTATCGCTTAACAATTCAGCAACTTGTAGATTCTGCATATATTGACAAAGAAGTCATTGCTTGGGCACAGGGCGGACTCAAACTTCACGGTGATGGTCCATATGAATCTGAGAGAAGATCTTCGTATGCAGATGAATCAATAAAGAAAAATGATACAGAATTAGATTTTGCTGCTCCAAGAACTGAGGAAAGAAATAATGTTCAGTATTATCTTCTGAACAATGAACCTCCGAGTTATATCAGACACCATAACGTCAGTAATCCGATTAGCAATTTCGTTCGAAATTCAATTGTTGATCAGAATACTTGGGCGTATAATTATCTAGAATTCGCATACAAACTTTTCCTCACAGCAAGAATTCTTGATGAAGACGATTTGATCTACGAGGAAGATGAAGAAAAGAGAAGAGAATCTGTTCGGTCATTAGCAGGTCTCTTAACAGTTGCATTGTGTGAAAGTTATGATGCTGCGACCAGTCTAGCAGCAGGCAGAGAAAAGATTAATACTGATGGAATTTCATCAAAGTATTGGTATTCTATTGGTTATAATGCGATTGCTGCAACGGCAAACGAGAAGAAACCGTTCCCAGAACCTGAACCAGTAAAGAGTCCAGATGTTACAGCAGTAACAAACGTTTCAAGTGAAGCAACATCAGAAACTCCAACCCCAGAAACTGCCTCTGCTCCTGCGAGCACAACAACAGATAACGGAACTCCAAACGCAGTTCCACAGAAGAGCGACACACCACCACCTGCTGCTTCACCAGAGCAAGTGGCAACTGCTGCACCACCAGAAAAACCCAAGGCATCTTCTGCTTCCTCGAGCGGTACTGGATATAAAATTGACTATCTCCTTGAAGGGACGACCTTTAGTGCCAGAGGTGTATTAGTTGGGACCAACAAACTTGTTTGTTCTGGGGCAGAATCAGATAGAAATTCTTTAAAAACTTCTCTGATTGATCAACTCGACAGACAACTTTCTAAAGCATCTTCTAAAACTAAATTAGAGAATCCATTAGAAGTCATAAAATCGGTTGGATCCATCAATTTATATTGGAGTGGAAACACTGGATCTGTTACAGTCAAAATTAATGGATTAAATATAAAGTCTATTACTGTTACAAACACAGATGGTTATCTTTCGAGCACAACAATCAGCAACTTAGTAGATGACCTTGCAGCATTAAAAGTTAGTATAACCGATCCCAAGGTTGCATTAACATACACTCAAATTATTAATTACTTTACTGGTGCCAGTGGATATAAAAAGGATATTGAATCCGTCAAAGAAGCGTATTCTACACAACAGCAAGGCGCAACTGAAGCAGAAGCATTAGAAGCACTGAAAAATGATATTAATAATAATTTCTTAGTAGTTACCGAACCACTAGAAAATCAAAAAAATATACCATCAACAGAAGCACAAGAAACTTCGAATGCTGATGGTACATCTTCAACCACTGTTACCACAGTGTATGAAGATGGAAGCAAAACAGTTGTTACAACAACCACAACAGCGGATGGAACGCTGACAACTGAAAAGACGGTTGTTCCTGTTGCACCTGCTGCCAATGTATCGCCACCAAAAGCAGGCGAAGATCTTGATCAAGTTCGCGATCCAGATAAAGGATCTCCTGCAATTGCTGCTGGTAGAAACAGTGAAGCGACTTTTAATGCTACAAATCAACCATCTAATTCGGATGTGATACCATCAGATCCATCTAAAGGATTCCAAGATCCAAACAATCAGTATCCAAAAAAAGAAAGCGTAAATAAACCTGACACAAATACATTAGCAGTTGGGATTAACTCTCCGAGTATAAATGCTGATCCAAGATCCCCTGCAGGTGATAGAAAATCAACCTCTCCAGGTGCTTCTCCTGCTGCAAGAAATGCATCTAGAAAACGTGAAGTAAAAACTGCGGGAAGAAACGGAACAACTTGGTCACAACCTGAATCACCGTACGCAGCGCAATACCCATACAATAAAGTATTTGGTGGAGAATCTGGGCACGCATTAGAAATCGACGATACTCCTGGCGCCGAGCGTTTAAACTTTGCGCATAGATCTGGAACATTCGATGAGATTGGACCAGACGGGACGAAAGTTACAAAGATTGTAGGAGATGGATATACTATCTACGACAATGATGGTTATATTCTTATCGAAGGTTCTGCAAACGTGCATCTTGCTGGAGCATGCAATGTCTATATTGCAGGCGACACAAATCTTACTATGCACGGTAAAGCATCAATTGATGTCCATAATGACTTAGATTTGAACGTTGGTGGACATATCGCTGTTTCAGCAGGTAAGGGCATATTTGTTCGCAACCAAGGTATTTTCTCTCTCGACAATGTCGGTGATATTGAGATGAGGAGCAAAGGTAAACTAACGCAAGAAGTTGTTGGTACTTATAATATTACAACAACTGGTGGATATAACATGACCTCAAAGGCAAATTCTAATGTCAAAATTTCAGGTATAAGTTATACGACATCCACTGGTGATATGAATTTCTGCACAGACGGTGTCTTCAAGGCAAAATCTGCAGGCGACATGAATATGTTGACTGCTGCTGTTATGAACCAAGAATCTGTGGGAGCATTCAATAACAAATCTGGCGCTGCTGTTAATGTTGAAGGTGCAGGAAATATCAATCTTAAGGCACCTCTTGTTGCGTCTTCACCTATTGATACACCAACTCTTGATGTTACAACTGCAAATGTCTCCACGCTGAATGCTGGTAGCACAAATCTTCGAGCAACTGGAACTGATACTGGTACCAATGGCGGAAGCACTCACGATCTTCCTATATCTGGTCCGACATCTGCTTCTGTAACTGCTCCTGCTTCCGCCACTTCTGCTGTTGAGGCAGATTGTGCATCGGTTGCTCCACTCTCGAAACCAGTTCCTCTCGAACTTCCAGTTTCTGTATCAAAGGGATCTGCACCAGCAAGTTCTGCAGGAGTAGGTGCTAGTAATACAAGTAATCGCGGTGGAGGCGGAGGGGGTGACTCGAACGTCGCAACAGACGGTGGTGAACTTGATTCAGAAGGTACAAACAGTGACCACAGTTCTGCTGATTGTGCTCAAGGAGAAGGTAATCAATCAACGGATGGTTCGACCGAAAATGGAGTAGATCCGTCAAATTCATCTGGTGGTTCCGAGGCCGCAGGTCCATTCCAATCTAAACCTCCTGCTGCATGTGGAGGCGCGAATAGTGGGTTGCCTGCAATTCCAGCAATGAATCCGAAACGTCCTGACATGTCGTTTAAGTTGTCGCCAAACTATACATTAAAAGAGTTTATGCAAACAGTGGAATCCAAATCTAGCAGCATTGTTCCATTTGGTAGGTGGGGAACTGTTGACATTCTGGCAAATATGAGATGCATTTTGGTCAACGTTGTTGAACCTGCTAGAAAACAATTTCCTGGTCTCATCATAAATTCAGGATATAGACAATACAGCGGCAATACTTCTGCGCATCCGATTGGAGCAGCAGTAGATCTTAGAATTCCAGGTAAAAAGGCTGATGGTCGAGCGCATATGCAATTAGCAGAATGGATTGCGCGAAACTGCCCAGGAATGGACCAAATCATATTTGAAAACGGTGGGCAGCCTAATTATTGGGTTCACGTTGGAGTTGTCAATCAACAAGGTGCAGTAAGAGGGCAAAAGTTTAGCATGGTGGGAAGTAACAGCAGCAAACCCAAAAGAGTAAATAAAGGGTTAAGTGCCTCTATGACTGGGTTTGTTATGACATGATCAAAAAACATTATAAATAGAATTATGACCACGAAAGCAATAAACAGAATCTATTCGGATATTGACCTAAACTTTTTGGCGCATCCAAATACGGGTGACGTTTCCAAGAAGTATGATGTTGATGCTGTCAAACAGGCATTAAAAACTTTGATCCTGACAAATTTTTATGAACGACCGTTTCAACCAAAATTGGGTTCTCCTGTTTATGGTATGTTGTTTGAGAATATAGATGTACCATCTGCCAATTCTTTAAAACTCAGACTAGAATTGCTGATCAGTCAGTATGAACCTCGAGTGAGAGCACAAGAAGTTACTGTGGTTCCTTTATATGATGAAAACTCATTCAGAGTATCAATATATTTCTATGTGGTGGGTGTTAGAGACCCAGTGACATTTTCAACAATATTAAAGAGAACTCGATAATGGCGCAATTAGAAGTAACAGAATTAGATTTTGAAACGATTAAACAAAATCTAAAAACCTTTCTTTCTTCGCAAGAAGAATTTGCAGACTACAACTTCGAGGCATCAGGTCTTTCTGTTCTTGTAGACATTCTCGCATATAACACTCACTATAACGGAACTCTTGCACACTTTCTTGCAAACGAAATGTTTCTTGATAGTGCAGTCAAACGAAATTCAGTTGTATCTATTGCAAAGACTCTTGGTTATACTCCAACCTCTAGAAGAGCAGCAGTTGCAAACGTAACATTTGAAATAGATCCACCAGATTCTTACACCAATACAGGGTTGACTATTTCAAGGGACTCACCATTTACCGCAAAAATTGGAAATAAAACATATACGTTTTATCCAAGAGAAGATTATTATTCAGGATTGGTAACTCTGGAAACGGGGCAAACAGGGTTTAGTTATACTATGGATCTGATTGAAGGAAAGAGAGTTTCCAATAGATTCGTAGTTGATCTTTCTAATAAATCTGGACCATTCGTTCTTCCTAATCAGAATATTGACACAACAACTATTCGCGTCAGAGTGCAAGAATCTTCAACAAACATCACTACAAGTTCTTGGAATTTTTATGATGAGATTCTTGATGTCACTTCAACAACTAGAGGGTTCTTTGTTGAAGAAGGTCCAGCTGGTCTATATGAAGTAAGATTCGGAGACGATATTATTGGCGCATCACTTGCGGTTGGTAATATTGTTAACATTGACTACATCGTAACTAATGGTTTATCGGCAAACAATATTTCTTCATTCACTGCATCTGGTAATTTTACTGGATCGGGGGAAATAAAGAACATCTATCCCATCAATTCATCAACTGGCGGACAGGAAAAGCAATCAATTGACAGCGTTCGTTTTAATGCGCCAAAGTTTAATGCAACTAAAAATCGTGCTGTCACCTCTAATGATTACGAAGCACTTATTAAATCCAGATTTAGTAATATCAATTCACTAACAGTTTGGGGTGGTGAAGAAAATATTCCGCCAATTTATGGTAAAGTGTTTATTTCAATTCAACCTCAACCAGGATCTATTGTATCACAAGCAGATAAAGATATTATTAGTAGAGATATTATTCGTCCGAGAAGCGTGGTTTCAATCCAACCAGAATATGTTGATCCAATAACAACGTATATTGGATTGAACATCACTGCAAATTACGATAAGAATATAACTACGTTGACCTCATCGAGAATCGAATCGGAAATTAGAACGGTCGTAAATAATTTCTTTTCTAGTAACTTGAATAAACTCCAAAAGAATTTTTATTATTCTAAGTTGAGTTCTGCGGTGACGAGCACAACAAAGTCAATCTATTCCAATAACATACAACTTAGTGTGCACAGAAGACTTCCTGTGATCATTGGTGTCGCTGAGCAATATGAAGTATATTTCAATTTCGAACTTGAAAATGGAGCGTTCAGAACAACAAACTTTACAACAACAATTACTGGAGCGCCGTACGAAGTTTATATAACTGACGGAAATGTGGGTACGAGGGAAGAACTTGGATCACTAGTAATGAGACGGGTTTCTGATGATGCCATAATACTGTCAGATGTTGGATCTATTGACTATATCAACGGCGTGGTAACAATTCCACAGTTAGCAATTGATACACTAAGTGGCACTGAAAACGAATTAAGGTTTTATGTCGAACCTTATGGATACTCTCCCGATATTTTGACTTCAGGATTTATTTCTACAACTGCACTGTCGACGGGACCAGTCTTTCCATTTGCTGCAAGAAACACTGTGTTGGCGCTGGATGATACAAGTGCCGCCAATGCTGCTGCTAATATTCCACAAGGATTAACAATAACTGCAATTGCTAATGTGCAAGACTGATAGATGACTATACCTTCATACTATAAGAAAGTCGCGAGTATATCGGTAACTGAGGGTGGTTCAGGATATACATCTGCGCCTACAGTAGTTATTGGCGGTAATGCCACTGCAACAGCGACTATTTCTAATGGTAAAGTTACTGCTGTAACTGTAACTAATTCAGGTTATGATTATACCAGTCCCCCAGCAATAACATTTTCAGGTGGTAGTGGATCTGGTGCCGCAGCGACTGCGAACATGGTATACATTGATAATGAATATAATGGATTTAAAGAATCATTAAGTCACTTAATTTCAAATCAATTACCAGATTTCGTTCGTAACGAATATCCAGTATTTGTATCCTTTCTTCAAAAATACTATGAGTTTTTGGACGAAGATAATCAAGTAAACAATATCCTTCTTAACCATGATAATAATTTTGATATCAACAGAACACTTGATACATTCATTCCAAAGTTTAAGAATCAATATGCACAGAACTTTCCGATTACTGCGCAAATAGATGATAGACGATTAATTAAATTCATCAAGCAGTTCTATGAATCAAAGGGTTCAGAGAAAGCAATAGAACTTCTCTTTAGAGTCTTATACAACGAACGCACAGAAATTTTCTATCCATCTGAACAGATTCTTCGTGCGTCTGATGGTATTTGGATTGAAGATGTAACATTAAAATTGGCAGTCGATTCATCGATCACAGCAAATCCGTTCGATCTAAGTAGTAAAACAGTTAGAATTACATACTATGAGAATGTCTCATCAGTAACATATGAAAGAACCGTGCAGACAAACATCAGCAACGTAACTAAATTTGCTTATGTTTTTCCTGCTGTGTATGAGTTGGTAACAAGTCTACCTAAAACTGCAACGATTCGAGTTCCAGGCGCTGGTGCGGTTGCCTCTGCACTTGTCGCAGGTGGACAGGTTCGGGCAATTGTTGGTGAGGCGTATACGCAATTCAATTCATCAACAGGCGTAAATGACTCCACGAATATAATTACAATAAACAGTCACGGTTATTCTACTGGTGATATTGTAATATATACTAGAGGCACAGGTCATGTTCTCGGTGGGTTGACAGAGTATACCACATATTATGTAATTGTTGTAAGTCCTAACCAAATAAAATTAGCATTAACTGCAAACAACGCAGCGCTCGGCACGGCGATTAATATTGCACCTGCTGATCCAGGAAATAACAGACTTTATGCTCCTGTTACTGACGGTGGTAATGGATACTTTGCAACACCAACTATCGAATTTACTTCACAAACGGGTGCTGGTGCAGCTGCAAGAGCAGTATTAACTGATACTGGGGAAATATCAAATATCATAGTTACTAATGGCGGTTCTGGGTATGCCACAGCACCTGCTGTTACGTTTTCCACAGAAGCAATAAGAACTAAAGTTGAGATTGTTTCTGGGACGACTGTCACACAATATGGTTATATTGTTCGCCAATTAGCAACGGTTGATGTCATTGACTGTGACGGAACACCACCATGTGGGTTTACAGTCGGCGACATTTTCTCTATTGATGAATCTGGTTCAGTAGGTTCATATACTATAGAATTTGAAAATGAAACTCTAGAATATTTTCTTAACAAATATAATGAAACTGACACTGGGTTAAATCCGTATACTCTCGTAGGTAGAGACAACAAGGCGTCTATTAGAATAGATGCAGTTGATGGTGATGGTTGCCCAACTGCAGTTAGTATTTTCGATACAGGTTTTGACTTTGAGCGCGAAACATTCACTGCGATAATTGAATCGGCACTAGGGTGTACTGCCACGTTGCAATTTACTACTGGTGCAGTTAATACCAAGACGGGCAGATTTAGAGACTCCCGTGGTATGCTGTCGAATGTCAACAGACTACAAGACAACTTCTACTACCAGAACTATTCATATGTGATTCGCTCAAATGTTCCATCCAATAAATGGTTGGATATTGTAAAGAATACTACACACCCAGCAGGTACTGCTATCTTCGGTGAACTTACCATCGAGCAGACAGTTGACTTCAGTCAATTCATTACAACGCCAATACAACCTCTGCATATCTATGAGTTTGTTCTCGAAGAACTTTCTGCCTCAGGTGGTATTAATCGCAATAATGAATTCTATTTCGAAGTTGAGTTTATTAAGATTCTTACTGACTCTGCAACAGTAGCAGATGTAAATAGCAGTCATGTCTTCAAGGTATTGTCTGATGCTGCTACAGTAGCAGACATAACATCTCTTGACTTTACTGTTGGTATCTATGAAGACGAAGGCGATACAACAGAAACAACAGATGTATTCGATCGTGTTGTTCAATATGTCAGAGAAGTAAACGAAACAACAATTACTGCTGAAAATGCAATCACTGATTTCGATAAGATTCTACAAGAAACAATTTTCCTTCAAGATCCATATGCTGAAGATTTCTTCGACGAAAATTATGTTGCAGCAGATAGTACTGAATTTGATTTTGCAAAGGTTATTGCTGACGCAGCAAATACCTCAGAATCGCAAGCGTTTGTGATGAGCAAACCTCTTACAGATACGGCAACTAACTCAGATACATTCGCCAGAACTGTCGAGTATTATAGAACGTTTACAGAATCTGTGATCACACATGAATATACCGCTGCTGGTATAGAACGTCCATCGGGTGCTGACGAGTTTGATGTAGATGAGGCAAATGCAACTGAAACATCATTCAATCATCTGTATAAATATTTGGTTGATTCTGTTACGTCAACCGATACAGTTGGTGTAATTCCATATCTGGTTAAAACTGACAATGCAGGTGCCACTGAATTATTAATTGTGGCGAATGACTCTGCAACGATAGATTCTATCACTATTGCTGAACAATCGCTTATAAATACACTTAAAGGACTATTCGAAACAGTAACAGTCACCGAAGACGGTATTGTAAATACGCAAGACTATGTTGATGGCGACTTCGGTTCGGATTATGTTGGTCAAGTAACTTATTTTAACTAAGAAGAAGGTAAACTCAAATGAAACTAATCGAAAACGTAAAGGGTACTAAGGGCGAACTAAATATCGTTCTTCGCGACGCAGCAGGGAATGTTACACAAGAAGTAACTGTTCCTAACCTTGTTGTTAACACTGGTCTTGCTTATATTGCTTCGCGCATGAAGGATACTACTCTTTCTGCCATGTCACACATGGGTGTTGGCGAAGGCACAACAAACCCAGCAGCAGGTGATACTGCTCTTGAAACGCCACTCGGTGCACGTGTTGCTCTAACCTCAACAACTGTAACAGCAAACGCAATTGAATATGTCGCAACTTTTGGTGCTGGCGTAGGTACTGGTGCAGTTACTGAAGCAGGTATCTTCAATGCTCTGACCAGCGGAACAATGCTTTGCCGCACTGAATTTGCTGTCATCAACAAGGGTGCGTCAGACAGCATGACAATCACTTGGACGGTAACGATCTCGTAATATAAAATGGCACTTCTTCTACGATCAGCAGGTCGCACAGAAATAGCAAGAAGTCTGTATCGTGATATTTACAACGAGAACGACTTCTTCTATTTCTTTGTAGGCAGAACAACTGAGTGGGATGATGAAGAATCACCCGAACTTCCAGTTGATTCACCACGTTATGCAAACACCTCAAGTAGGAATATGCTGTTCGTAAAACGTATTCAGTCAAGTGATGCAGTTCTTATGATCCCAAGAATTAATTGGGTATCTGGGACTGTGTATGATCAGTATGACGACAAATATGGCGAACTGGATTCAACTGATACTGTAATTACTGCAAACAGTGGTGCGGCATCTCTAAAGGATTCATTATTTTATGTGTTGACTGATGATGATCATGTTTATAAATGTATCTTCAACAATGACAACGCCGACAGCACCGTAAAACCAACAGGGACTTCTACCTCTGCCATTGAAACTGCGGATGGATATATCTGGAAATTTATGTTTAAGGTTGAGGCGTCGGATAAAATTAAATTCTTGACACCTGAATATATTCCAGTAAGAAAAATTGCAGGATCTGGTGATCCTGAGTTTGATGTCAATGGTAGAATCGATACTATTACTATCACTAATACTGGTTCGTCATATGAAACTGCACCAACAGTTATCATAAATGGTGATGGTACTGGTGCAGTTGCAACTGCATCTGTTTCTGGGGGAGTTCTTACTTCTATTTCGCTAACTGCTCCTGGAGAAGGATATAGTTTTGCGTATATTACATTCTCTGGTGGCGGTGGTTCTGGTGCTGCAGCATCTGTTTCTTTGGGCGCCACGGAATCCGGAACTGTCCAAGAAGATGTAGAAAACGCAGCAATTCCAGGAACAATTGACAGACTAGAAATTATTTCTGGTGGTATCGATTATGTTGATGGAGATGCAGCAGTAGCAATTGTTGGTGATGGTTCTGGCGCAGAAGCAATTCTAGATATTGATCCAGATGATGGATCTATTCTGTCAGTTACAATAACCAACCGAGGATCGGGTTATACTTTTGCAGATGTTACTATTACTGGTGCTGAAGGTGCTGGCGCAGAACTTATTGCAGTAATCTCACCAAGAGCAGGTCACGGTGCAAATGCACAGAAAGAATTGTTTGCAACGAATGTCGGATTTTCAGTAAACCTTACTAATGATAATGCCGACTTGTTCTTGAATAACGATTTCAGACAAATCGGCGTAATAAAAAATCCATTAATTTTTAATAGTAATAATAATTTTGATGATACCACTGGAACCTGTTGCTACGTTATTCAAGTTTTAGATCCACAGAACTATGCTCTGGATGACGTTATTACTACTGATAGTGGTGGTAGGTTTATTGTAATACAAAAAGTTGATGCTGATGGAGATGGTACAGATGATAGCATTTATCTCTTACCGATAATTCCTATCATTACTACATCAAGTGTATTAACCAATACTACACAATCGATCCCAAATTTGGTAATAAATACAGATGTAAGTGGTGAAACTGTGGCACTAGCAACTCCAGAAATAGATAATACGACTGGTGAAATTATCTATCTGGACAATAGAGAATTTATCGTGCGCCAACAAGACCAAGTAGAAAAAATTAGAGCAATTCTAAAATTTTAAGAGAGACATAAAATATGGCACTGAATTTAAATGTATCTCCATACTATGATGACTTTGATGATACTAAAAATTTCAATCGAGTTCTGTTTAGACCTGGATATGCAGTACAGGCACGCGAACTAACACAACTTCAAACTCTGTTGCAATCGCAAATCGGTAAGTTTGGTGACCATATTTTCAAGAATGGTTCGGTTGTCAAAGGTTGTGAATTTAAACTAGATTCTGAGAGAGCATTTGTTAAAATCGCAGATGCAGGTGTAGAAAATAATCTATTAGTAAATTATGTTGGAGACACTGTAACTGGTGCAACAACAGGAATTACTGCGGTAATCATAGACACTGCGACTGGTACTGAAGCAGAATCTCCAAATCTAAAAACATTGTATCTTCGCTATACTGGTGGTGATGGTGAATCTACCGCAGTCCACTTTTCTGGAGGTGAAACTCTTACTGTAACTTCTACGAATACAGGCAGAAACGGCGATACATTTGTTGTTGATAGCACATATGATGAAGCAGAACCAATCAACAGTTACTGGGGTCTTTCTTCTGCCTTAACCGTTGAAGATGGTATTGTCTATCTTGATGGTAAATTCGTAAACCATACAACACAAACAATCATACTTTCTAAATACTCAAAATATCCGACATTAAAAGTTGGGTTTGAAATTGTAGAAAGCACAATTTCTCCAGAAGATGATCAAACTCTTCTCGATCCAGCACAAGGATCCTTCAACTATGCTGCTCCTGGAGCAGATAGATACCAAGTCTCAACTACACTCGTTGCGTATGAACCAACTGACACCATACCATCTACGTTCAATCAACTAGTTGATATTGTCTCAGGTAGCGTTCAAAGAGTTTATACTACAAATATTTACGGCGAACTCGGTAAAAATATGGCGAGACGCACATATGATGAGTCTGGTAACTATGCTGTAAGACAATTCCCTGTTCTGATCAAAGAACATCTAAACGTAGATGGTAATAATGGTTTAAGAGAACTGAACACTGTTGACCCAGAACGTGGTGGAAGCGCAGATCTTCTTGCGATCGGTCTGGAAGCAGGTAAGGCATATGTTCGTGGGTTCGAACACGAGACTTTCCAAACAGAATATGTTATTGTACCCAAGGGTCTAACCACAGTAAATCAACAAGAAGTTCCAATCAGCACAGCATATGGTAACTATGTTCTAGTTGACGAATTCTGTGGTTTGTTGGATCTTAATGGTGGCGCTGCCGTAAGTCTTCGCGACACTGCGAAGGGTGCAATTACTTTAGGCACATATTCTGCTGCTACTGTTCCTGGAACTGAAGTTGGTACTGCTCGAGTAAAACAAATTGTGTATGAGTCAGGAACTCCTGGAACTGCTGCTGCACAGTATAGAATATATCTGTATGATATTCAAATGGCAAGCGCAGATTTTAAAGATGTTCGCGGGATATACTATAATGATACTGCTGATTTTCACGCAGATGTAGTTCTGACTGACGGTAATGCGATTCTCCAAGAGAGCAGTTTCAACAACTCTCTCTTTAGAGTTCCAGCAAGAGCAACGAAAACTATTGCTCCGAATGATGTGTATGATAACTCGTTTATCTATACTAAAGAATTCGATGGGGAACTCAGTGCAACAGGGCAGGTTACTCTCACACTAAGTGGTGATGAGACTTTCCCATATGATTCGTTTACTTCTACAATAATCAATAATAACTTCACGATGGTGATGAAGGAAGCGGCAACGATTAACGGTACTGTTCGTGCTATTGGTGAAGTAATCAATCTTTCAGGCGCAGCATTTACTAAAAACTCAGCGACCTCTATAACTATAGATCTGACAGGAAATGTTACTTCTGCGCCAAAACAGGTTAAAGTGTATGTAAATGTTCAAACAGCAAACGCCAATCCTGTTCTTAAAGTTCTTCGTGAAAATCGTTATGTAATCGTCAATACTAATACTCACCCGTCAACAAGTGGTGGCACGTATTCGCTTGGTCTCTCAGATGTTTATAGAATTAAGAATATCTTTATTGGTGCTAATACCGATGCTGATTCTGCAGTTGTTGCTGCTGGCGTAGATGTTGCGTCTTCGTTTACTCTAGATAACGGTCAACGCGACACTGAATATCGCAATGCTAGAATCGTTAAGAAACCTTCTGCTCCGTCGCTTGTTAATAAGAAACTTGTTATCAAGTTAGACTACTTCACCCACGACGGTGCTTCTGCTGATGGAACTTTCTTCACAGTTGATTCGTATCCGATCGACGATACTGGTGTATCTGCAGGAACTCTCAAGACACAAGACATTCCAGTCTATCTTTCACCAGCAACTGGACAATCATATGATCTGCGAGATACGTTAGATTTCCGTGTTCGTTTGGCTGATGCATCGGCAAATGCTACTGTTGTTGGATCTGCCACAACTAACCCAGTAGAAAATAACGATATTATTGCTGTACCATCAATTGGTATTACAAACCCAGTTCCAACTGAGCAGTTTATTACTGATCTAGAATATTATCTTGGTAGAACTGATCGATTGATCATTGACTCAGAGGGCGTATTTAGTTCTATTTATGGAACACCATCTCTGACTCCGACGATTCCTGCAGAACCTGAAAATGCGATGTCGTTGGCAACAATTGAAATTCCACCATATCCATCTCTTGCGCCAAATGTTGCAAAAACTGCGAATCGTCCAGATTACGGTGTTAAATTCCGTACTGTTGACAATCGACGCTATACTATGCGCGATATTGGTGTTCTGGAACAGCGCATAAACCGTCTAGAATATTACACTTCGCTTTCACTTCTAGAAAAATCAGCAAGCGATCTATCAATTCCAGATGGTTCTGGGTTGGATCGCTTTAAGAATGGTATTCTAGTGGATGCATTTACAGGTCATAACGTTGGTAACGTTTTTGATTCTGCATATCACATCTCAATCGATCCTGCGAAAAAAGAAATGCGTCCATTTTTCTACCTCGAAAATATCGATATCGGAGTAGATTCTGCTGCATCAACTAATATATTTAAAACTGGTGATTTAATAACTCTGCCATACAGACATGTTGAGATGATCAAAAGCACCTCAGCGTCGAAACCTAGAAATTGCGTCGGTGAATTACTATTCAATTACATCGGAAATATGGAACTAGATCCACCAGTCGATAACTGGACGGATACCACACAACAACCAGATGTTAGCGTAAACTTCGATGGCAATTATGATGCATGGGAAACCATGGCAGATGCATGGGGAACTCAATGGGGTGACTGGCAAGATACTGTTACGGGAAGAACAACTGTTGGACAATCATCGCAAACTGTAGCAGGTAATACTCGCATCAGTGGTGATACCTTACTTCAGGAACAAACCCAAGTTGTAACAACAACAACTGAGCAGCGCCAAACTCGTCAAGGAGTTTCGCTATCAGTTACACCAGAAACACAATCGCAGAGAATTGGTGCTCGTGTAACGAATACGTCAATTGTTCCTTTTATGCGTTCTGTTATTGTGACATTTATTGCACAAAGAATGAAACCGAATACTCGTGTGTTCCCATTCTTTGACGGTGTTGCTGTTGCTGCACATTGTAGACCACTTGACTTCGATCCGTCAACTGATCTGAAACCATTTGATCCAGCAACATATTCATCATATGCTGATGGTGCATATGGTGCACCACTGATCACAAATGCACAAGGTGTTTGTGTCGGACAATTTAGAATTCCAGCAGGAACCTTTAGAACAGGCGATAAAAACTTCCGTCTTTGTGATGACGAATACAATCGTGATCAGTTTATCACGACAGCATCAAACAAGACTTGGTCGGCAAATGGACTGTCTCAGTCTGTGCAAGATTCTATTATTTCAACGAGAGTTGCAAATGTAGAATTAAACAGTGTATCGGATTCAAGATCTTTCCGCGAAACTTCTTCGACTGTTAATAGAATCGCAGACAGAACAGTTGGTGTTATAGAAAGAACGGTAAACAATACGTTTACTACTGTGAATAACATCACAAACATTGATAATACGGTCACTAACGTAACAAATATTAATAATACTAATATTACAACTATAACTCGAGATCCTCCTGTTATTATTGACGAACCATTTCCTCCGATTGTCCATCCAGTGCCTCCTGTGTTTCCTCCAGTTGATCCGGAACCTCCTGTACTGCCGCCGATTCAACCGCCACCTCCACCGCCGCCACCGCCGACGCCACCACCGCCGCCTATTCCACCAACAGAAGTAGTTATTCTGGATCCACCTACTCCTGATCCATGTGCTCTACAAGAGATTTGCTGGCCTGAGACAGAAGTAGATCTCACTTTAGGTGGGTTTGATGTTACCTTTGGTGCTGGCGGTCAAACAACTGTCATTCCTGCTGGATGTTTCCAGATGGATCCTTGTACGACACCTATAGTTGCTACGGATCCTATTGCGCAAACTTTCTATGTTGATGGAATGCCATTTGGTTGCTACACAACTCAACTTGATGTATTCTTTAGAACCAAGTCTTCAACGGCACCAATCACTCTTCAAATCAGAGAAGTGATTAATGGTTATCCTGGGAATAAAGTAATTCCGTTTGGTGAAGTAACGTTAAATCCTGCAGACGTTCTCGTTAGTGAGAATGCAACGACAGCAACAACGTTCACCTTCCCATCGCCAGTGCATCTACAGAACAATACAGAATACTGCTTTGTTCTGCTTCCAGCAGGTAACGATCCAAATTATAATATTTGGGTTTCTGAGTTGGGCGAAAACGAACTGGGTACTCAAAATAGAATTTCTGAGCAACCAAATATCGGTGTTCTTTTCACATCTGCCAATAACAGATCGTGGACTGCATATCAAAAAGAAGATATTAAGTTTACTTTACGTCGCGCAGATTTCGAAATTAATACTGTTGGCACAGTAGTAATGAAGAACATGAATATGGATTATCTGAAGTTTTCTTCATTCTCCAATGGATATTACCTTGCTGGTGATGAAGTGCATGGATTCTCATTCAATATTACCAATGCTGGTTCTGGTTATACCAATGGAACTGTTGCGCACAGTTTAACAGGCGGTGGCGGAACTGGTGCTACAGTCAATGTTACTATTTCTGGTGGTGTTGTTACTGATATTGAGTTGACAAATCTTGGTGGCGGATATACCAGCAATCCAACGTTGACGATTGTCAGTGGTTCTGGGACTGCGGCCGCTGTGTCAGTTGTGTTGAACAGAGGATTTGTTAAACAATATGACTCGCTGTATCATGTTGCTAAGGTATTAATTACCAAGGGATCTTTTGCTGCGGGTGATATTATCAGCAACGAATCTTCGAATGGATTTATTTCTGAAATCGAAAACAAGCAATTGAATGTCCTAGAAACAAATATCGGTACTGTTGATCATACGCCTGCGTCGATAACTTGGTCTGTCGCACCAACTGCGACAGGTGCGACTAGTGCAGGATCAACGTTCGAAGGGTATAACTTCGGGCAGGAGCATGAATTGTCATATGAAGCACAAATATATTCATATTCTAACGAGCAAGCAGATCTTTCTGGTGGTAAATCGCTTACAATCAGAGCAGGTATGTCAACACAAACATCAACTGTTTCTCCTGTAATTGATACCAGAAAATGTTCTATCATCGCAATCGCCAACGATATTAACAACGATGATACTGATGAAGATACAAACAATGGTGCTGCGGCGTCGAAGTATATCTCTCGTCGTGTTGTCTTGGATGACGGTCAAGATGCTGAAGATCTAAAGGTCTATCTAAGTAATCTGATTCCTACAGGATGTGATGTAAAGGTATATGGTAAATTCCAGAATGCAACCGATGCATCAAACTTTGATAATCGTGAGTGGATCGAACTCGAAACAAACACAGTGCCATTAGACAGCACTGCTCGTTCTGGGTTTGTAGAGTATGCGTATACAATTCCAGATGCAAATAAAAACGCAGGGGTCTTAGAGTATACTGTTGGATCTGCGACCTTTACTGGTTATAAGACATTCGCAGTTAAGGTTGTTCCTCTGTCAACAAACAGTTCTGTAGTTCCTAAAGTCAGAGAACTAAGAGCAATCGCGTTGCAGGTGTAATATGACAAGAATTAAATTAACTGATACTACAAAGTATGAACGTGATGGTCATTCGAAGGCAATACTTTCGAATGACCTGCCTGCTCTACGGGCATACAAGTCTCGCAAACAACATATGAAACAAATCGAATCATATGGAGACGATATAAATAATCTTAAGAATGAAATGATTGAGATTAAAAACTTACTAACACAAATACTACAGAAATAAGGATAAAAAGCATGAGCACAATTACCCTTAGATCTGTAAAGGGGACTCCGCTGACGAATACTGAAGTTGATACTAACTTCAGCAATTTGAATTCAGATAAGTATGAATCAGGGTCAAGTCCATCCTTTGCAGATTTGACACTTACTGGAAGTCTAACCAAATCGGTTGCAGGAACAGTCACAGCAGCGGGAACTACCCAAGGCGATGCGACTGCGCTGACAAAAACTGTCAACATGATCACATCAGCAACAGCAAATCAGGGTGTAAAACTTCCTACTGCTGCTGCAGGTTTGACCGTCAAGGTTATTAATACTACAGCAGTTACCATTAAGGTGTATCCAAATACTTCAGATGTTATTGACGGTGGAACTGTCAATGTTGGTGTTAATTTATCACCATATTCGTCTGTTGAATTTGTTGCACAAGATGCTGTAGATTGGTATCGCGTAACAAGTTTAATTGTTTATGACTCGAGTGGTAACAGGTTAAACTAAAATGAATCCTCTAAAGGTCAAGGCAACAGGGTCCCCAATCACTTCTGCAAACATCAGCGGTTTGCAGACCATGACCGACGCAGAGGTAAAAAATTATATTGCCAATGTTATCACAGAAAAGTTTGCTGCAGTAACAGATGGTACTGGTACTGCTGAAATAAACGTCACGACAAATAACTCAGGTTCTGGGACTTCGATCGGTACGTTCGTTGATACGACAAGAACTGAATCTATTGGAACGCATCCAGCAACTGGTGCAATTTCTACAACAACATATACGGTTAAGCAGGTTACTGCTGCTGCGACTGAAAACATCACCAACAGACCATTAGCATGGGATTCTCGTCTAGAAGAAATGACGGACGGTGATATTGATAGTATCATGGATCTCTGTGTTGAAGCAATGGCTGCTGAATCTTCATATACTGCAGGTCAGTATCGCTTATCCCCAACTGCACCATCTGGTGGTACTTGGGTTTCTAGATATACAATTACTGATACTGCACAGGGTGGAAACACAGTAACATATTTGTGGCAGAAAACCGTAGCGTCTTCGCTGCCGAATTCAGATTATACTCCTTTAAAATTGTTCAATGGTAGCAATTGTAAGCAGATGATTGAATCTGAAATCGAGCAAATGCTTCCTAACTTCCGCAATAGAATTATTGACACAAGTATTGCTACATATAAGATCCAATCGACAGCCCCTTCAGGTGGCACTTGGGTTGAAATGGGCGCACAATTCGCAGACACTCGCGAACAAGTTTCTCCGGAAACCTATGTCGGCAATTACAGCGGTAATTTTACTGGTAATTATACTGGTAATTATCTTGGTCCAATCCCATATTCTGCGCCTTACTCTGCAGCAGGAAACTTTAGTAGTAACTTTACTGGAAATTATGCTGGCATAATTCCTGGATCACCAACTCCTGGACCAAACTATACTGGTTTCTATACTGGGGTCATTCCTGGATCACCAACTCCTGGACCAACATATACCAGCGTAAACATACTATATTACACTGGTTATTACACAGGTCCAGGTGGTTCTTATACAGGATATTATTCGGGTACAGCACCATATTCTGGACCAACGTATGGTACACCACCATCTCCTGGACCAAACTATACTGGTACCTATACTGGGTTTTTTGCTGGAGTTGCACCAGGACCAAACTACACTGGTTTCTATGCTGGCGTAATTCCTGGATCTCCAACACCAACAACCTTTACTGGATATTATCAGGGAGCTCCAACTCCTGGACCAAACTATACTGGTTTCTATTCTGGCGTCATTCCTGGATCTCCAACACCAACAACCTTTACTGGATATTATCAGGGTGCAGGAGTTCCCTACGTTGGTTTTTATACTGGGACGAGAACGTTTACTGGTGAATATGCTAGTGGCGTTGAACCAGGAACATTCCAATACTTCACAGGATACTATCAGGGAATTCTTCCAGGTGGACCAGTAAACTACATTGGATATTTCCAAGGAACTCCAGCGCAGGTGTATTATACTGGATACTATCAAGGTCCAGACTTAGCACCTGGAGAACCAGGAGATTCGTTTACTGGTGAGTATCTAAGTCCAACACCAGTACCACAATTCTACACTGGTTTTTTTGCTAATATCACCACCCCGACACCAACAGCCTTTACTGGTTATTATCTTGGTCCAGCACCAGCAGGTCCAAACTATATTGGTTACTACACATCTGGTCCAATCCCATTCGCTGGTTCATATAATGGTCCAGGACCAAACTATACTGGGTTTTATGCAGGAGTAATCATTTCTCCACCAAGTCCGACAAACTTTACTGGGTATTATCAGGGAGCTCCAACTCCTGGTCCAAACTATACTGGTTACTATTCTGGTGTGATTACTGGATCTCCGACTCCAACAAACTTTACTGGATATTATACTGGAGCGCCTGTACCGACAAATTATACAGGATACTTTACTGGATTTTATGCAGGCCCATCAATTCCAGGCAGTAATTATACAGGATTCTTTACTGGAGGCGTAAACTATACTGGTTATTATCTTGCAGGACCAACCGCATATTCTGCGCAATATTCATCAGCGTTTACACGTTACTTCACTGGAACGATTCCAGGATCGCCGACTCCTACAAACTATACTGGGAATTACGCTGGAACGATTCCAGGATCACCGACTCCTGGACCAAACTATACTGGATTTTATACAGGATTTTTCTCTGGTGTAGGAACAGCATATACTGGGTTTTACTCTGGTCTAACAAACTACTCTGGAACTTATTCAGGCAGTTATATAAATAGTTTTACAGGAAATTACTCTGGCGCAACAATTCAAGCGACCAAAGATACAGTTTCGACAATTAAATTGTGGATTAGGACTGCATAAAAATGGTATTGAGAAATAAATCTTCAGCAACACCCGTTTCTGCTGCAAACTGGCAGGGTCTCCAGCAGATGTCTGTTGAAGAGGTGAAGAACTATATCGCACAAACTCTGACAGTTTCCTTTGGTGCAAACTCAGATGGTACAGGCACGGCAGAAATAAACATTACCACAAACAACAGTGGTTCTGGTACTACAATCGGAACATTCTCAGATACGGATCGCCAAGAAGCAACTGGTACTCATCCTGCAACTGGTGCTGTTGACACTGTTACATATACTGCTAAACAGGTTACTGCAGTTGCTACGGAAAATATTACTAATCGTCCTCTAAAATATGACGACGGTATCAAAGAACTGACAGATGCTCAGATTGATACTGAGATTCTGGATTATGCTATTAATGCGATGGTCTCCGAAACAACTTATACTGCAGGACAGTATAGACTACAACCAACTGCACCAACAGGCGGCACATGGGTTTCGCGTTATACTCTAACAGATGTTGCCAATGGTGGAAACACAGTAACATATCTGTGGCAGAAAACTGCTGCGACTACTCTTTCAGACTCCAATTTAAAACCACTGAAACTTATTGACACCAAAGATGTCAAAGAAATGTCATCTTCGGAAATTCTACAGATGCTTCCGAATTTCAGAAACAGAATTGTTGATAGTGGCGTAGGATTGTATAAGGTGCAATCATCTGCTCCTGTTTCTGGTGGAACGTGGGTCGAACTTGGTGATCAATTTGCAGATACACGCGAACAAGTAACGCCACAGAACTATCTGGGTAACTTCAGCGGTAACTATGCTGGAACATTCTCCGGATCTAGAAATTATTCTGCGAACTATGCTGGAACATATTCTGGTGCATTCGCAAATAACTTTAGCGGTGGATATGTTGGACCAGCAAACTATTCAGGAGCATATTCTGGTTCATTCGCAAATAACTTTAGCGGTGGATATGTTGGACCAGCAAACTATTCAGGAACTTACTCACGAGGTTTCACTGGTAACTATGTCGGCAACTATGTCGGTACTGCTGGTTATTCTGGAAATTACACGCAAAACTTTAGTGGTAACTACACAGGAACATATGCTGGTTCTAGAAACTATGCAGGAACCTATGCGGGCAACTATCTAGGGACATATTCGAGAAACTTCTCTGGAACATATACTCTATTCTTCGGTGGTTTCGTCGGTGGTAATTTCGTTGGCAACTACCTAGGATCGTTCAGCGGAAATTACCTTGGAAACTATTCAGGTTCTAGAAACTATGCGGGCAACTATGCTGGAACATATCTCGGTACATACTTAGGATACTTTACTGGTAACTATGTTGGACCAGCAACCTACTCCGGAACATATTCTGGGACCTACACAGGGTTCTTCTCTGGTAATTATGCTGGAACTGCAACATACACTGGTAACTATACTGGATACTTTACAGGGTTTTACACTGGATTCTTTGCAGGAACTGCAACATACACTGGAAATTACACAGGTTTCTTCACAGGAAACTACACTGGGTTCTATGCTGGTTCTAGAAACTATACAGGTAACTACATTGGAAACTTCAGTGGAACATACTCCAATAACTTCTCTGGCGCAACAGTGATTGAAACAAAAGAAACTGTATCGACGATAAAACTTTGGGTTCGCACAGCATAAAAACCCTTGACTTTTGGGATAAAATAGCGTATATATAATAGTGAGAAAAATATTTTTTAATGGAGATTTGAATGAGTACTACGCGAACTATTGAAAACCCTTACTGGGCGAATAAAGAAAAACAACATGTCATCGCAGAGTTCGTTTATCCTGATACGGGTAAACGAGCAACTGCATCGATTATGAACGATGGAACTAATCGTGACTTTGACGAATTGATGAAGAAGTTTAGCGTCGAGCAAATTGATGCGAATACCAAGAAACGGTTTGATGACCGCAACCAACATATCAAACATAATATTGAACGGCAGAAAGTTGATAAGACACGTATGCAGCAAGAGCAACTGTTCGCTGCGAAACTAGATGCATTTGAAATCGACTTGATCAAGTCCTCGAAGAATCGCGAGTTGAAGTCTAAGATTCGTAAAGCAAAGAACATCATGGAAGTAACTGCCTATACTGTCATTCTTCTACAGCAAGAAGAAGCAAACACTGCTATTATCAGAGAAGCAGTTGATGCCGAATAATGGTTTCCTCTACGTCGCAACAGTAAGAAAGGGGTATTACAGAGCAGCAAGGAATTCTGCTATATCTCTGCGCGACTTTTATCCTGATGCACATATCACATTCTTTACACATGAAGAATGGGTTCAACCAGATGATTATGAAATCTTCGATACAATCATTACTGAAAATGTTCCGAGAGACAAGCGAGCAAAACTGTGGGCGCTTGATCAGACACCATATGACTTGACCGTCTACATGGATTGTGATACGGAAGTTGAACATGAAGACATAACTAAGATCTTTGATCAGATTCCCGAAGATGTAGATGTGTTGTTTACTGCTAATCGTCCATACAATGCAGCAATAACTAAACTCTCAGACACTGAAGAAATGACTGAGCATTGTGGTCTGTTCGTCTATCGAAATAATGATCATACACTAAAACTAATGCGTGCTTGGTATGATGAGTATTGGGAACAGAATAAACCAGGATGGGATCGTAAGCATTATCCTGAATCTGCTCTGCAGTGGGACACATTCACAATGTGGAGACTACTAAATCACTTTGATTTTGGTGTCAAGACTGCGAGATTCCCCGACCCAGATGCCAGATGGAACTTTGTTTCAGGTTACAAAGAAGAAGAATTACAGGGTCAACCAATAGTAATTTATCATTACACAATTCCACATTCCTTATTGAGTTAAACAGGACACACATGCTACAATTTACAAATTCAGTTTCTAAAGAACTAAGTGATATTCTAGAACCATTTACCCAATGGTTCTTTGAGCAAAATGATCAACATCTTGTTCTCGGACCACAAGACATGCAAGAAAAGCGTGCTGGTGGATTGAATGTGGATACTGCTACTGATCAGCAGTACTTAAATCATATTGTTAACAAGGGCGAGAAACATGTTGGGTTTCCAGAAGTCGCAGTGTGTACCGACATGGGCACAGCGCATGGGCAACCATGGTTCCCTTCTGAATATGGAAGAAGGCAACAAGAAACTAATAAAGAATTGATGTATTACCTTGGTGCAAAAAATAATGCGGTCTTCACATACTACCCTGAAAATGGTTTTATGGGTTGGCATACCAACTGGAATGCAGCAGGATATAATATTCTAATTACATATAATTCAGAAGAAAACGGTGGTTACTTTCGTTACCTAGATCCAGTAACAAAAGAAGTTGTTACTATGGTCGATCCAAAAGGATGGTCATGTAAGGTTGGATATTTTGGCGACCGCAGCGATCCAAATAAAATCATCTATCATTGTTGTGGCAATTCTGCAAAGAGATTGACATTAGGTTACGTTGTTCCGCATCTCGATATCTGGCGTTCCATGATCGAAGACATCTCGGGCGAGGATGCTTCTCACTTCGGTTAATCTTTAATCTTTTGACGTTCTTTATGCTTTGCCAATAGTTCTTCTAAGATAGTCAAACTTTCGTGCATCTTTTCAATATCATCCAGCATCTTTGGAACGGCAACTGATGCTTGGTTTATAATTGCTTGTTCGTAGTTTGCGCGAGGAATGGTAGCAAGTTCAATTCTTCTGCGTTTAAAGAAATCTTTTATTCTGCTCAATAAAGTAGGTTTCCGTGCCTGCACCATGTTCAACTGACTACCTTTCTGGTCAGTTGCCTGTTGGCGCATCTTTACGATTTGATCTTCTCGTGCCTTTTCTGCTGCCTTTTTTTCTGCGGCAAGTTTTTCATTTACTTCTCTAAGAATCCGCAATTCTTCCATCAATTGCGGATCTGTCACATGCACAGTTTCTACAACAGTTTCAATTACGACAGGAGGATTTTCTACAATCTCTTTTGCTTTAGCAATTGTTTCTGCTACTATTTTCGATTCTTCTTCTACTGCAAGTTTCTGCCGCTGCAATTCTTCATGTTTTTCTTGTGCGATTCTTTCTCTATCAAGTTCTTCTTGAGAAGGCTCAATTGTTTCTACCTCTACCGCTTCTTGCATATTCCCGTCTATCCACTCTTGTTCTTCAACAATTTCCAGTGGAGGAGTCGATACTAGTGGTTCTGGAATATAATCTTGTGGTGGTGGCGCAACGACCCTTGCTCTTGCCATATTACTTTGTTCCTATTACCATGAAGCGATCGAAGTTTACTTTGCCATCCCAAGACCAATATGATTGTTCTATTTGTCCCTGATATAAAACATCACTAACACCGATATTTTCGATGTGTTCCTCTATAGTCGGAACACAATTAATACCATACATCTCTTTGAATACATTGGATGACTGGCAAGCAAAAATACAATCTGGATTTGCGGTTGTCATTTTCTTTAACGGATACATGGTCTCGCAGCAAAGAGAAACAACTAAATCTGTTTCTAATGCATTGATGTCATGATAAGCAAAGGGAATATCCCAGTTGATGTGATTTAGTTCGATGTCCCTGTCATCATTATAGTGACGATTAAACACCTTTGATAATTCTAGTGCGTCTTTATCAATATCAATCAGATTGATTTTCTTGACATTCAGATTTTCACAGAGAAGTGGAACCAGAGGAAATCCTAACCAAGAATTTAGGATTGTAATATCCAGAGGATTTGAATCTAGAGTCAATCTCTGTAGGTTTTCCACCAACCAGATAGCAGCATCCATCGTGTTTGGGTTCATAGACTTGCGAAAGTCTTCGTGTTTCCAAGGCATTTCATGATTGATCTTATCCAGACCATCACCCCAATTACGATAGTTATTCAAAAAATTATAGTTTAACATCTTGTGGTCTTTCCATTGAATCATATAAACAAATAAGAGGCTCTTCGCGGATAACTTGTTCTCTCACATCTGTCGGCCAAATATATCCGTAGTTGTAACTGTATACCCAACCATCAGGGAAATGATTGATTTTTAGTAGACGATCTCTCTGATGACCAAAAAGATTATCAAGACCTCGATAATAATAAAACATCTGATCAGGATAATCTCTAGCGAATTTGGTAATCTTATCGATATCTAATCTGTCGTTCCATCTCAACACACTAGAATTTAGATCCGTATATTTGTATGGAATCTCTTTCGTATCCTCTTTCATTTTATTCATATTGTGCCAGTGAGTACGAACAAAAGTTAAACCATCTTCTGGATCGTGGTCTACAATACAATCAATATTATTTTGAATACCAATATCTAAATCGAGAAATAGTTTTTCGCCCTGTTGTCGAACGACTCGTCGATTAAACAAGTATAGTTTATTCCACCATTTTTCATAGTAGTTATCAGCAGGAAGAGGAATTACATTGACTTCTGGGTGCAAACCAACAGAATGTTCAGTTAAACAGTAAAAATTGAAATCAGTTGTTATATGTTCTTTACATTGCTCGAGGATAAGATTAACATGTTCTGAATCATATTTAAATCCCCACTTCACTGTGTATATATTAATCATTCTACGTTCCAATGTTCTAACAGATCAGGGTCAACTAAGGACTCCTGCTTCACTTTACCTCTGCTATTATCCTTGAACGGAAGCAGGTCTACATTAAATACGCAGAGGATACAGTCTTTTCTATATTTAGCGACTTCTAAATCGTCTTCGTGCCAGTTACGACCACGATTGTATGAATAGGCAAATGTGCTTGGGAAGTGTGCCCAGAGTGGAGTGTTGCTAAAGTCTCCCCAACGCCAACTGTGATAGTTGTCTGTTCCGTCGGTGAATGTAAACCAAATACGTTCTTGATGTTCCAGAACATCGTGCCAGATACATTCTGTCTGATCATCTGACCACACCATACAACTGCCATTGGTATATGCGCCATGCGCCAATTTAAAGTTACGAGACTTCATAGGTCGAGGGTCTTGCCACCACGAACGCAACTTGGTAGGATTCTCTAGGTCATAAGTGATGATCGGCGACAAATCATTTTGAATGATAACATCAAGGTCGAAAAAGACAAATCTTCCAGTGGGTTTATCGTCTGCGAAGTTATGTGTATTGAAGATGAACGTCTTTGGTCTGTCCCAACAACGTGCCATGCCGTATTTGAAATCATCTGATCCAAACCAGTATTTGGGGTGGATGTCGGGAATGTCTGGGAAGTCGATGACTTTAATCTCATTATCAAAACCTTCACTGTTGTCTGTATAGCAATAGAAGTGAAACTCAAAGTTATCTGGGGTGTGCTTCCTTGCCATTCGATAAAGTCGATTGACAAAATCGGCATCATATTTGGTACCCCATTTACAGCAAACGTAATTTACTCTCATTTCCATAATCCAATAATATTTTCGTCATGACAGTCAGACAGTTCTTGTTGTTCTTTTGCTGATGGATGTGGTACGTTGTCTGTATTGAACAAGCAAATCTTAGCATCTGATCGAAACTTAAATCGTTCTACGTCGTCTGGATGATGTTTACCACGGTTCCAAGAATAGACCCATCCACCAGGAATATCCTTCCAGAAATCTCTTTGCCTCCAGTAATGATAGTTGTCACTTCCCTTGAAGAAAGTTTTAAATATCGATTCCGAATTCTCGATAGCATCTTTGTAAATATGCTCACAGGATTTACCAGGCCAAGTCATCATGCTTGAGTTGTAGAATGTTCCTCGAATATCAATAAACAATCTGTCGTGTTTCTGCGATTCTGGTTGCCACCGACAATAAATTATACGAGGTTTCTGCGCAAGTTCTGCAAGATCAGTTATATCTTCTTGGATTACTACGTCAAGATCAAAGTAGCACCAGTTGCCCTTATACCCCAACCAATTATGTGAATTGAATACTAAGAACTTTGCACGGTCAAAGCAGAAAGTTTCTTTTTCAAACCAATGCTTCGGGTGTAAAATACCATCGTCTGGTATTGGTGCAGTGTCACACTCAATCCCTTCTGCGTCATCGGTATAACATGTGAAAGTATATGACGCAGGATTGCGAGCATAATTTTTCTTTACCATATTGTAAAGATTATTTACATATTTGGCGGGATACTTATCACCCCACTTAATGCATACGAAGTTCATCATATTCTTTATCTGCTCCAGGGAATTGATCCAATCCGTTTAGTAATGCTATCGTGTAACTCGGTCGATAGTAAAATGATTCGTTGTGGTCGTCAATTCCATAATAATCTGCTCCATAAACAAAAGAATAAATCTCGCCCTTTGGAAAGTAATTGAATCTAAAATCTTCATGCCATAAAAATCTATCATCACCAAAGTATTTAACCATGAAGTAATCTGGGTCTGTTTGAAAGTGCTCCCAAATATGGTTAACAGTACCTTCTTTCCACATCATGACGCTTGAGTTATAATTACTCAAGAAGCGCATACTATGTGTTTCCCCAACAATATTCGGAAACTCTTTATTCTTCCAATAAGTATACGCTATTGTTGGATAAATGTCAAGGTAATTCCACAAATGATCAATATTTTTTTGTATTCTAACATCAAGATCCAGATATAAAGTGTCTCCCAACCCTTCTAGAGTATACATCCATATTTTAATCCAATGACCGTCTATACCCTCTGGCATTGGAATTATTTTTATGATTGGATCTAGGTCTGTTGGATCGTCGGTGATACAAGCATAGTTGTATTTTCTCTCAGTATCATTTACTATTCTGTTTACTTCCGACGCAGAATATTTTTTGCCATATTTTAACATCAAGATCGTTTGCATAGTATTCTCAGTTATTATAAATATTACCGTATAATTTATAAGGGTTCCAGATGGCACAAATTCAAAATATATACATTGATCAGGGAACAACTTTTTCTTTATCTCTTGTAGTAAATGATCAGAATGGAGATCCGAAAGATCTTTCCGATTATACTGTAGCAGCACAAATGCGCAAATCATATTACACTAATACTTCTATAAATTTTACTGCAGCGGTTTCTCTACCAGAAGATGGCGAGGTTACAATTTCATTGACCGCTATTCAAACATCAGCAATAAAAGCAGGTAGATATGTATACGATATCGAAATTACAGGCGATGGTGAAACGCTGCGAGTCCTTGAAGGAATCGTCGTAATTAATCCGGAGGTAACCAAATAATGGCACTTAAAGTTACTGTAGGAACTTCAAATACTATAAATACAAATATAGTAAGTAAAAAAACGGCAAACAAAGTCGAGACACTGGCAGATGTAGATCTAGAAGGTGTTCAAGATGGATACACATTAATTTACAATAACGTAACAAAAAAATGGGAAGCAGCAAACCCTGCATCTGAAGTGATATTAGATAATATAGACGGTGGAACGTATTAAAATAGGCACAAACCAAAGGGATAAGTCTAAATGTCAACAATTATTCAAATCAAAAGAAGTTCAGGTGCAACTGCTCCATCAACATCCGCTCTCCTTGAGGGGGAAATGGCATACGCACAAGACGCCAGCAATAATGGCGCAGGTGCAAAACTTTACATCGAATCGGTTGAAGGTAGCAGCGAAGCCATTCATGTAGTTGGTGGTAAGTATTTCACAGACAAGGTTGATGCTCGTCTTATCGACGCAACAACAACAGTTGGTGGCAAAGCAACCTTTGCTGAAGGAACAAACAATGGTTCCAACAAAGTAACTCTGAAAGCACCAGATACACTTGCTGCTGATCTTACTCTGGTTCTCCCAACTGCAGACGGTACAGATGGTCAGATCCTTACCACAAACGGTTCGGGTCAACTCGCATTCTCGTCACCTGCTTCGTCGTCGTTCACAATCAGCGACAACCAAGGAACTCCAAATACTGATTCCTTCTCAACTGGCGGAACTCTAACTTTTGCTGGTTCAGCTGGTGTCAAAACAACAGTTTCAGACAACCAAGTTGCTATCGTTGCTGATATTACTGGTGCTACTGCTCTGACATCACTTGCTGATGCAGACGAATTCCTTGTTTATGATGCTTCGGCGACTGCAAACAAGAAGATTACTGCTGAAGATATTGGCGATTACATCTACGCTGCGGTTTCAGGCGACATTACAATCAGCGAATCAGGTGTTGCTTCGATTGCTGCTAACTCGGTTGCTCTTGGAACTGACACAACTGGTAACTATATTGCGACTGTCGCTGGAACTGCAAACCAAGTTTCGGTTTCAGGTTCAGGTTCTGAAGGTGGCGCAGTTACTGTTGCTCTTACAGACGATGTTGCTCTTGTCGGCGACCTAACAGTTGGCGGTAACGATATTAAAGCAAATGGTGGCACAACTGCAATCACTCTTTCGGGTGCGGACGTTGCGGTTGCTGGCGACCTAACAGTTACAGGAAACGACATTAAGTCATCTTCTGCAACTGCACTCTCACTAAGTGGTGCAGATGTTACTGTTGCTGGCGATCTTACCGTAACTGGTAATGACATCAAGGCATCAGGTGGAACTACTGCTCTAACAATGGACGGTGCAAACGTTGCTGTTGCTGGTGACCTAACAGTTACTGGTAATGACATCAAGTCGTCAGGTGGAACTACTGCTCTCACACTTTCGGGTGCTAACGTAACAGTTGCTGGAAACCTTACGGTTTCTGGAACAACAACCACTGTTAACTCAACAACTCTAACAGTAACCGATCCTCTCGTATTCGTTGGTAACGACAATAACGCAACCGACGCAGTTGACATCGGTCTGTTCGGTATGTATGACACCAGCGGTTCACAAGACCTTTACTCGGGTATCTTCCGCGATGCGTCGGATGGTAAGTGGAAACTCTTCAAGGATTCGCAATCTGCTCCAACTACCACTGTTAACACAGGCGCAACTGGTTATACCATTGCTACTCTCGTTGCTAATCTTGAAGGCGGAACAATTTCGAACCTTGCTTCAGCAATCAGTGTTCCAAACGGTGGTACTGGTGTAGGAACCTTAACTGCTAACGGTGTTCTCTTCGGTAGTGGAACTTCTGCTATCCAAGCAACTTCAGTTGGTACTGCTGGACAGGTTCTAAAATCTGGTGGTTCTGGCGTTGCTCCTTCGTTCGGCAATATCGACGGTGGAACTTACTAATATATAATACGGGAGGGGAATTTCTCCCCTCCCACTTTTTTGGAGATACATAATGGATCAAACTAAATTTATCAATTCGTATATTGCAAACCTTGCTGAACGACTGAAGGCATTGACACTTGATAATATCATGCTGAACACACAACTTACAATGGCAAATGAAACGATAGCAGAACTCGCGCAGAAAAATCAAATTCTAGAACAAGAAAAGAGTCAACCAAAACCCAATGGGGGTTATGTTGATCTGGACGGAAGTCTATCATTTGGTACTACAGAGGGTTATACTATTGCAGACGAGGATGTAAATGACAGCAGCGACAACGATAGTCCAAGTAAAACGTAGCGAGACTGCTAGTGCAGTACCAACTGGTGCAGATCTAGCGGTTGGCGAACTTGCTGTTAATCTAACAGATAAGAAAATTTACTCTAAGAAGACTGATGGAACAGTTGTTGGTCTTGGTGGAGTATCAGTAAATGATGGTGGGGCGAACGCAGGAGTGACGACCATCTCATTTGCTGACACCATTTTTGGAGATTTTGTTGTTGACACTACAACAACTCCTGGGGTTGCAGTCGTTCGTCTTAATCAAAATGCAGATTTAGATTACGGTTTAATTACCGACAATGTTTTCGAGTACAACTCAATCGATTACGGGAGCATTTAACGTGGCAGCAAGAGTCAAATTGAGAAGAGGTACTTCGGTGCAGCATCAAAATTTTACTGGTGCAGAAGCGGAAATTACTGTAGATACAACTAACTGGTCAGTGAGGGTGCATGATGGATCTACTGCTGGGGGGCACGAACTTCTAAAAGCGTCTTTAGAAAATATTGAAAATGGCGCCATTCTCGATGGTGGAACATATACCTAAATAGGGTGGATTAGGAGATAAAAATGGCAACGATTTTACAACTTAGAAGAGGAACTACCGTCCAACACTCGTCCTTCACGGGTGCTGTTGGCGAAGTCACTGTCGATACAACAAAAGATACAGTAGTTGTTCATGATGGTACCACTGCAGGTGGTAAACCTCTGGCAACAGAAGCATATGTTACTTCGCAAATTCAAACCAAAGATAACAGCGACGAGATTACAGAAGGTTCGACGAACCTCTACTTTACGAATACAAGAGCAAGAGATGCATTTAGTGCAGGTACTGGTATTACGATCTCCTCAGGCGCTATCGCAACAACAATCACACAGTATACAGATGCTCTTGCACGTGGTGCTGTATCTGTAACAGACAGCGGCGGCGATGGATCGCTTGCATACAACTCTAGCACTGGTGTAATCACTTATACTGGTCCGAGTGCAACAGATGTTCGTGCTCACTTCAGCGCTGGAACTGGTGTTACTATTACCAATGGTCAAGTTGCTATTGGTCAGGCAGTTGGAACTGGGTCTAATGTTACATTCAACGATTTAACTGTTAGCGGTAATCTAACGGTTTCTGGAACTACAACCACAGTAAATACCGAAACTATTAATCTTGCCGATAATATTATCTTACTGAACAGTAATGAAACTAGCACACCAAGTCAAAATGCTGGTATCGAAATTGAGCGTGGATCTTCTACAAATGTCGTATTTCAATGGAATGAAACTACTGATGTTTGGGAATATACAGTAGACGGAACTAACTATATTCCAGTTGTTGGTACCACAGCGACTCAAACATTAACCAATAAAACAATCAGCGGTTCATCTAACACATTATCGAACATTGCTAATTCATCTCTGACAAACAGCAAAGTTACAATTGGTTCGACCGATGTAAGTCTCGGCGGAACTGTGACAACCTTCGCTGGACTTTCTTCAGTCACCTCAACTTCGTTCGTTGGTGCTCTAACTGGTAATGCGTCAACAGTAACTAACGGTGTTTATACCACCGATACTGGCACAGTTACCAACGCTATGCTTGCTGGTTCGATTGCAAACAGCAAACTAACCAACAGCAGCATCACTTTAGCAGGCACTGCAGTTTCTCTAGGTGGTGCATTCACCGCAACTAATATGCTTGATGCAATTAAGACAGTCGATGGTGCAGGTTCAGGACTAGACGCCGATCTACTGGATGGCAACTCAAGCGCATATTTCCGCATTAATGTTTACAATGCAGCAGGGACTCTATTGAATTAATATGTCAACAGTCATTCAACTCAAGAGAAGCGAAACCACAGGAGCAATTCCCACAGCAGTTGATATTGCAGTTGGAGAACTTGCAGTAAACTTAGCAGATGGGGCGCTGTATTCTAAAAAAACTGATGGAAGTATCATTGAAGTCGGTGGATACAATCCAGAATTCTTTACAATTCCAGAAACAATCGATCTCGGTGACATCGCAGGAGTGAATCCTGCAGTGTATGACATGGGTACATTATAAATAGTCCCAAAGAGGACAAGATATGGCAATTTCTTCAAGGCAAGGTTTAATAGATTACTGTCTCCGCAGACTCGGATTTCCAGTAATCGAAATTAATGTAGACGATGATCAAGTAGAAGATCGTATCGATGACGCATTACAATATTTTCAAGAGTATCACTTCGACGGTGTCGAGAGACTCTACCTAACACACAAAGTTACAACCGCAGAACTAAAATTCTCAGGATTATCATCGCCATCGTTTGAAAACAACGAGATGTTAGTCGGTAACACCTCAGGTGCAACATGTATCTTATATACATTATCCGGAACTACCGCAAGAATAACCAACGTAAAGGGCGCATTTACAGCAGGTGAAACTGTAACTGGATCTACCTCGGGATTCAGTAGAGCACTCGCAGCAACTAATTTCTATACTGCAGGAGACATTCAAAACGGTTATCTTCCACTTCCAGATTCGGTAATTGGTGTTATCCGTGTTCTACCTGTCAATGGTCCAAGTTCTGGTATGAACAATCGCAACAACATGTTCGATCTTATCTATCAGTTCCGCTTAAATGACATGTATAACTTGCTCTCTGCTGACATGGTTTACTACACCCAAGTTCAACAGCATCTATCTATGCTTGATATGCTTCTGGTTGGCGATCGGTCATTCAAATACAATCGTAAAATGGACAAGATGTATATTGATATGAATTGGGAAGAAGTATTAAATCCTGATGATTTTATTGTCGTTGAATGCTATCGTATCCTAGACCCATCAACATATACACAAGTCTATGATGACATGTTCCTAAAACGTTATTCAACTGCATTGATCAAACGTCAATGGGGAGAGAACATGAAGAAGTTTGGTGGGATCCAACTTCCAGGAGGTGTCATTCTAAACGGTAAAGAGATCTACGAAGAAGCAGTCGAAGAAATCGCAACAATCGAAAACGAAATGCAATTAAAGTCAGAGTTGCCAATAGACTTCATGGTTGGATAAGACATGCCAACGAACTTCTACTTTCAATCTGGTAATACATCTGGAACCACAAACGAACAACGTTTGGTGGAAGATCTTGTCATTGAAAGTTTGAAGATCTACGGACATGACGTTTACTATTTACCAAGACAAACAGGCAATCTAGATGGAATACTCGGCGAGGATGCGCTTCAGTATTTTGATCAAGCATATCCACTTGAAATGTATCTCGAGAACGTCCAAGGATTCGAAGGTGAAGGCGAACTATTTACTAAGTTCGGGTTTGAGTTTAGATCTTCAGCAACATTCGTAGTTGCTAAGAGGCGTTGGGAAGAAGGTGTTGCTCAGAATGCAACTGTTCAACTACCCGATCGTCCAGCAGAAGGCGACCTACTTTACTTCTCGAAAACCAAAACATTTTTCGTAATCAAGTATGTCGACTTCTTGAATCCGTTTTACCAACTTGGTAAGATATACACGTTTAAACTGCAGTGTGATGTATTCGAATTCAGTTCGGAAAGAATCGATACTGGAATTGCAGAAATTGATTCAATTACGGACACATCAAGTCAAGACGTTTACAGATTCCAACTGTTAATGCAGTCAGGTGATTTGGTTCTAAACAATAGTGACGATTCAATTATCCTAGAGGTATATGCTACAGCAGATACTGATAAGCAAGCAGACAATGATGAATTCGAGGTAGAAGCAGAAGGCATTCTAGACTTCACGGCATTCAATCCATTCGGTGAGGTACAGAAAAGAGCATAATGTTTTTACGTCAACACTTCTATCACCAACACATTAGAAAAGCAATTATTGCTTTCGGCACAATCTTCAATCAGATCTCAGTTAAGAGATACAATTCTGATCAAGAAGTCGTGCAATCTGTTCGTGTTCCTTTAGCATATTCACCAAAAAATAAGTTTCTTGCTCGTATCGCAGAAGTTCCATCAACTACAACCCAAGCAGCAGCAATTATTCTGCCGCGAATGGGTTTCGAGATTACGGGATTACAATATAATCCTGCGAGAAAAATTAACTTGTTGACAAAGAACGTGGCAGTTGGTCAGGGTGACGACCCTAACGTACTGCGAACTCAATTCACCAGCACACCATATGATATGAATATTTCATTGTATGCAATGGCAAAGAATCAAGACGATGGTTTACAAATTATCGAACAAATAATTCCGTTCTTCAATCCTGACTTCTGTGTTACCGTATCCGATATTCCTTCAATGGGTATTAAGAGAGACCTTCAGATAATTCTCGATTCTATTAATTATGAGGATGATTATGCTGGCGACTACATGCAAAGACGTTCAATTGTTTGGACGCTAAACTTTACGCTTGGGTTGAATCTTTATGGTCCAGTCGAGCAGCAAGGAATTATCCGAACTGCGATTGCGAATACATATACAGATATTGAGCAACCAAATTATGAACAAAAATATCAAGTAACAACAAATCCAGATACTGCTGCGGTGACTGACGATTGGGATTATGTGGAGCAATTCGATGAATTCTATGAACAAGGGTAATTATCAAGATCTCGATGATCTTTTCGGAACCGAAACAACAAAGATCCCCGAAGAAACAATTGAAGTAATTGAGGTAGAAGTTCTCCCAGCGACCACAACTACATCCTCAGTTCCAGCAATTATAGAATCCACGGGTAATGATATCGAAGATGACTATAACAATGCAAGAAATAAACTCAATGAGTTGATTGGGACTAGTCAAAAAGCATTAGAGGGCATGTTAAATGTCGCTCTCGCAAGTGACAGTCCTCGTGCTTATGAAGTAGTCGGGCAGTTGATCAAAACAACTGGTGATACTGCGAAGGATCTATTGGATCTACAAGCAAAAAAGAAAAAAATTCTGCAGGATGATAACAAGAAAACTCAGCAAATCGACACGCAGAATAATATTATCTTTTCTGGTAGCACCCAGGATTTACTCAAGGCGTTGAAAGCAGAGAAAGCAAAAGTAATAGAACATGATAGTTGAGGAATCCTCGTATCACGGTAATATTAATTTAAAACCGATCGGATACAAACATAATTTTACTCCGGAGCAATTGACAGAACTCGCATTATGCGAGGAAGATCCAATTTACTTCATTGAAAATTATTGTATGATTGTTTCGCTGGACGAAGGTCTTATTCCATTCAAACTCTATGAATGTCAGAAGCGCAAAGTCCACCACATCCTAGACAATCGTAAAGCGATTCTCATGGAGGGTCGCCAGCAGGGTAAGACTATTACATCTGCTGCTTGTATCTTGTGGTATACACTGTTCCAAGATGCAAAAACTGTTGCTATTCTTGCGAACAAGACTTCTGCTGCTCGCGAAGTCATGAATCGTTATCAAGGTATGTTTGAGAACTTGCCTCTCTGGATGCAGCAAGGCGTTAAGACTTGGAACAAGGGTGACGTTGAATTAGAAAACGGATCCAAGGTATTTACTGCTGCTACGACTGCCTCTGGTATTCGTGGTAAGTCGGTTAACTGGTTGTATATCGACGAAGCAGCGATTATTCCAAACACGGTCGCCGAGCAGTTCTTCGCTTCAGTTTATCCTACAATTTCTGCTGGTCAAACTACAAAGATTCTATTGACTTCTACACCTCTGGGGTATAACCACTTCTGGAAATTCTGGAACGAAGCGGAAAAGGGTGTCAACGGATTTGAACCAATGTTCATTCCATACACTGAAATCCCAGGACGCGACGAAGCATGGGCAGAAGAGCAACTCAAGATGCTCGGGGAACTCAAGTTCAACCAAGAAGTTCTGTGTAATTTCCTTGGTTCGAGTAACACTCTGATCAACGCACATACTCTTGGAGCGATGAGTTCTATTGACCCTATATACATGAAAGATGGTCTAGATATCTTCGAAGATCCCATCCCAGAGCATACTTATGTTATGGGTGTTGATACGGCAAGAGGTATTGGTGGCGACTATTCTGCGTTCACTGTGCTTGACGCAACCTCTGTTCCCTATAAACTCGTCGCTAAATACCGCAATAATAAAATACCACCAATGCTTTATCCTAACATTGTAAATAAGGTGGCGAGAGATTTTAATAATGCATATGTGATGATTGAAATTAATGACATGGGTCAGCAAGTCGCTGATATTTTGCATTCAGAATTAGAATATGATAATATTTTAACAACGTCGAAGGATACGAATAAACAATATCTTTCTCCAGGTTTCGGTAGAGCAACCCAAATGGGTGTTCGAATGACTAAGCAAGTAAAAAGGCAAGGTTGTTTTACACTAAAATCCCTGATGGAAGAAAAGAAGTTACTGATTTTTGATGCGGATACCATCTCAGAATTCTCTACCTTTATTGAAAAGATGGGAACTTGGATGGCAGACGAAGGATATTTTGATGACTTGGTGATGAGTTTAGTACTGTTTGCTTGGGTAACCAGCAACACATATTTCACAGATCTGACAGATATTGATATTAGAAAGAAGTTATATGATGGTCAGATGAAACAGATAGAAGAAGAACTGACACCATTTGGTTTGATAGTAAATGGCACTGAAGAAGAGTTTTTTGTTGATAGTGGAGACCTATGGTCAGTCGATACTAAGACCGTTAAACGTGGTTGGATGTAAAGTAAGCATTTTATAAATAACCTTATAAGCAAAAAGACAGTGGTTTTTGTCAGTTTTTATATACAAGGAGAAGAAAATGGCATTTCAATTATCGCCAGGAGTCCTAGTTACTGAAAAGGATCTAACTAGCGTCGTACCAGCAGTCTCAAGTTCTGCTGGTGGGTACGCTGGTTACTTCCTCTGGGGACCTGTAAACGAAATTCAAACAATTTCGTCAGAAAACCAACTCGTTCGCGAGTTTGGTAAACCAACAAGCACAACAACAGTTCACTTCCACACTGCTGCTAACTTTCTTGGTTACGGCAACAACCTGCAACTAGTTCGCACAGTTGGCACAGCAGCAAGAAATGCTGTTTCAACAGGTACGGCAATTGCGATTAACAATCAAGATGTATATGATGCATCTTATGCTGCAGGCGAAGCAGCAGTAGGAACTTGGGCGGCCAAGTATCCAGGAGCTATTGGTAATTCTCTGAAGGTTGGTATTGCTGATGCTGCAACATTCGGTGAATGGTCATACGTTGCACAGTTTGATGGTGCTCCAGGAACCTCTGAATATGCAGCAAATTACAATTCATCTGGTGATGAAGTCCACGTAATTGTTGTCGATGAAGATGGCGCATTTACTGGTGTTGCTGGTACTGTTCTAGAAAAGTTCCCATTCGTTTCTAAGGCATCTGATGCTAAGAATTCTGATGGTTCTTCGAACTACTATAAGAACGTAATTAACGCACAATCAAAATATATTTGGTGGATGGATCACCCATCATCGATGACTGATTGGGGATCAACAGCAGCAGTTGCAGGCGCATTTGTCGGACTGAATGCACCAGAAAACGTTTCTCTCACAAGTGGTGTTGATGCTGCTCCATCTTCTGGTGACCTTCAAACAGGTTACGATCTGTTTGCTAACAAGGAACTTGTTGACGTTTCGCTTCTTCTGACTGGTGGACATGCTGTTGCTGTCGCTCAGCACGTGATCGACAACGTTGTCCTTGATCGTCTTGACTGTGTTGTTTTCCTTTCACCACCACTTGCAGCAGTTCAAAACAATGCTGGTGATGAAGCAGATGACATCGTAACATACAGAAATACAACTCTCGATCGTTCGACTTCATACGCTGTTATGGATTCAGGTTGGAAGGTTCAATACGACAAGTATAATGACACATATATCAATATTCCTTTGAATGCTGATACTGCAGGTCTATGCGCACGTACTGACAATACCAACGATCCATGGTGGTCGCCTGCTGGTTTCAATCGTGGCGCAATCAAGAACTGCGTGAAACTTCTGTATTCGCCAAACCAAACAGACCGCGATACTCTTTACAAGAATGGTGTCAACCCAGTTGTATCATTCCCAGGACAGGGTGTTGTTCTTTATGGTGACAAGACACTTCTTGCGAAACCATCGGCATTCGATCGTATCAATGTTCGTCGTCTGTTCATCGTTCTTGAGAAGGCAATCGCGACTGCTGCTAAGTTCCAGTTGTTCGAATTCAACGATGTCTTCACTCGTTCGCAGTTCAAGTCACTAGTTGAACCATTCCTCCGCGATGTTCGTGGTCGTCGTGGTATATATGACTTCCGTGTCGTTTGCGACGAATCAAATAACACTGGCGAAGTAATTGACCGTAATGAGTTTGTTGCAGATATCTACATCAAACCTGCTAAGTCAATCAACTTCATCTACCTAAACTTCATCGCAACACGTACCTCGGTATCGTTCGAAGAAGTTGGTGCCTAATAACCCGAATAAATAGAATTATAGGAGAAATCTAATATGGATATTTCAAAGTTTAAAGGGTTACTAGGTGCTGGTGGTGCAAGACCAAACCAATTCCGTGTATTACTCAACTGGCCTGGATATGTAACATCCGTTCCTGATAGAGAATATGCGCTGTTGGTAACTGGTGCTGCCCTTCCTGCATCAACAGTAAACCCAACTCTCGTTCAGTATCGCGGACGCGAAGTGAAACTCGCTGGTGAGCGTATCTTCGATCCGTGGACAGTAACAATCATCAATGACACTGAAATGTCGCTCCGTAAACCATTCGAAGAGTGGATGACAGGAATGAATGATCTGGAATTGAACACAGGTGTTCTTACACCAACTGAATATCAAGCAGATATTATCGTTCAGCATCTCGATCGTAATGATGAAGTTCTGATGGAATACACACTGTATAACTCATTCCCGATTAACATGTCGGAAATTGGTTTGCAATATGGTCAGAATGATGTAATCGAAGAGTTCACAGTAACATTCAATTACTCACACTACCTAACTAACACACTTTAAGAGTAATCTAATATTATGGAAATTTTTGGTTATAAGATTACACGATCTTCGGAGCCACCAACGGAAAAATCGTTCGTGGCTCCGACAGACGACGGTGGCACAGATGAAATTAAAGCAGGTGGT